TTCTGGTAATTTCAGTGGTGTTTTGTCTAATCTGTCCAGTGTATCAATGTAATCTGCGCAGGATTTTCCTATTATAAAACTTATCATTATACTCCTTAAATAGAATTATATAGGTCATTTCATTGAGTTCTTATAATAGTGATATGTTACAAATTCTTCGTGCTTGGTGTAGTTCGATATGAAATATTGACCCCAATCTATATCGGGGAACGCTATATCACCACCACAATCAAACTTCATGAATGATATGATCATATTATCACAATTAGGAGCTAGTTGTTTGTATATCTCTGCACCACCACAAAGGTAAAATCGTGAGGCTGCACTATGTGATGCGAACCACAAAAATTTATCGATAGTCATTGTATCGAACCCTTCGAGTTTGTACTCCGGATCTCGTGATAACACAATACATTCACGGCCAGGAAGCTTACCCACCTGTTCTGCCGTTACCCTACCCATTACCAGAGTACCACCCATAGTAATTGCTTTGAATTGTCTCAGCTCATCTTTGCAATGCCAAGGCATATTATCCAGTGTGCTGTCCCCAATTATACCGTTCTCTGATACTGCTGCGATCAGTGTTATCATAAATGCCTCTGCATTATTAATTCTAGTAATGCATAACATTAACTAAAAGGAAAATCAAAATGTCAACAACATATACCTGGACAGTTAACTCTATTGAGTGTACTGCAAATAATGATATCGAAACAGATTGTGACGAAATAACATCCGCACTTTGGACGTTAACTGGTAACAATGGAACAATTTCATCTAGTATTACTAGCAGATCTCCATTGTTAATTGATATGGAACCAACTGGTGAAGAGTCAAACAATGCACCATTCTTGGCATTAACAGAAGCTAATGTAATATCTGCGATTCAATCAACACTTGGTACTAACCAAATAGCTCAAATTGAAGCACAGATAGATGCTGATCTAACAAAGGCAACTGTAAATACTATTACACCCACACTACCTTGGGTATAAAATCATACTGCTATTGGTGCGGGTATTCTTGCATGACTAATAGCATTATGTAGGGTAAATGATTCATACGTGTAATCATCTATATTATTAATCCCACAAGCTATTTCTAAGGTTGGCAATGGATATAAACTTAAATCCCGTGACAACAATTCATTAGCCTGTACCAAGTGATTCTTGTATAAGTGTGTATCACCAAATGACATATGAAGCATATCAGGAACCATGTTCACAACATTAGCGACCATCTCTGTTAAGAGTGCATACGAAGCGATGTTGAATGGTAAACCTAAGAAAGTATCACAAGATCGTTGATACAAATGGCAAGACAAAGCATACCTCGGTGTTTTCAAATCATCCATAATTTTATGATATTCTTCTTCATAATATTCGGACGGTTGAATATCGGAAACACAATATTTTGTTCGTTCATGGAACGACAACTTCCTCACATAAAACTGAAAGAATGCATGGCAAGGTGCTAGAGCCATTCTGTTATCAGACACATTCTGTTGTGGTGATACAGATTCATCAGGAAGATCAGCAACATTCCAAGCAGAAACAATATGTCTACGGCTAAAAGGTTTATTTTTTAATCCTTCAATTAAGGCAGCTATCTGATCAATACCATTCCAGTCTCTCATTTGCTTACCGTATATTGGACCAAGTTCTCCATTAGGTAAACTCCACTCAGACCAAATGGTTGGTTTATCATTACCATTCATTCTTCTTAATTCTTCATTATTAGTAGAACCAGATAAGAACCAAAGCAACTCATTTGCTACTAATTTGAATGCAGTGAACTTTCCTGGTAGTAATGGAAATCCTTTCTTCAAATCGAACTCAAGATGCTTACCAAATAATGATAGTGTACCTGTACCCGTTCTATCATCGGAATCATTACCATTATCTAATATATCCTGCAATAGATCATAGTAACACTGCATAGGTATTTTCTGCTCAGTGTCCAATTATTTCAGCCCCCACATAACCACAGCAACAGTACCCAATAATACAACATTCAATATCGTAGATATTGCTAGTAGTGTGATAATTTTATCAAATCTTAGGTGTAGGTCGTAATAATCTTTGTGATTACGTTGTAATGCTGTATATGCAGCTTCTAACTCAGTAGGCTTTTTAACTTTCTTTGTGTATGCACGTTTAGTAGCTACCGGTTCTTCTACAATAGGTTCAACAACTAGTTCAGCTTTAACTTTTCTGACATATGGACGTTTAACTTTATTCATTTGATTCTTTTTCATTTTTATCTCCTATAGACTTAATTAGTATTGCTTTATCTTTCTTGCTCATATTACTTATATATTGCAATTTTCCTCTATGATCAACCCATGCTACCAACATACTTGGTTTGGCACCAATATGGAATTTCTTTACATCCATGAGAATATAAATCCTGCAACACCACCAAAGATAATAGCAGACATCACTATAACAGTTAATCTCAATTGATCGAGTTTATCTTCGACAGATTCATCTGTCTTATACGCAGCATTAGAAAGTTCTGTAACGTATCTGTTGTATGATTTTTCCATATCTTTGTTGTGAGTCAACTCACTAAGATTGTAATCTTCATACGTGACCCAATGGCCATCAGCACATTCTTCTACCGGATACGGTCCCCCAATTTGATTATAGCGTTTCATTACCAAGCACCAAACCAAATACCGATACCATGTACGATACCTATTGGAGCTGCAATAGCACCAGCAATCAAGAATGCCCATTCTTCTTTCTGAATGCAATAGATCACATGAGTACCCCACGCACCAACTGGTATAGATGCCACAGCCACTATTGCTGTCACACCCACAAACAAATCTATATTATAATTTTTCATCCTAAACTCCAAAATTTTGGATCACATAAAACTACTTCAACCAACTTAGTACATTCTGGCAAAGCACTCACTTTATCACTCGCTTCAAATGATGATCTCGCATCAATAAATTTGAACTTTGTTTCCTTTTTGTCGTTCAAATATTCAACCATATATTCGTTATATGACATCGGATTACCAATTTTGTGCGTCAGTTAGATCAACTTCTTTACCGTCTACAAACATAACAGAAATAGATTCACCACGTTCAATAACTTTTACTACCTGAGTTCTGCCACCTTCGTGCTCCTTCTGTACTGAAATAGCAACTAACAATCTTAACACTTCATCTTCACCGATGATAACTTCTCTAACAACAGTTGGTTTAGTATCTTCTGGCAACTTAGCAATTGCATCTGCCGCTGCGTTCAGGATATTACTTTCAATTTGGTGTTTCTCATCCAACAATACTTCTACTACAGATGCATAATAATCAGCATCGCTCGATGATCTTTGGACATGTTCTTCGAATAGTTTAATATCATCTAATACAGTTTGTAGTGCAGTTTTATTTTTCATTATTTGTTAGCCTTTGGTTGTCGTGGTTGTCTTGGTTTCTTTGGAATGCCAGTTAAGCATTCACACTTATCTCTTCTATTCTCGCAACGATTGATCTTACTGCAAGCAGTTAGTAATCGAAACAGTTGTGATTCTGGTATTGTGTATATATTCTCTTCTTCCATTTATATCTTCTCAAATACATTTATATAGGCGGTCATTATATCATAAGTATTTACAGTGTCAAGAGTTGATTAAGTGTAAATACTTAGTTCTTATAAATATGTGTAATATTGGGGGATTAATGGATATATTAAAATTTATAAGCGATGTGGGATTTCCAATAGCAGCCGCCTGTGTTGGATTCTACTTTGTGTATCTTACGTTGAAGTTTATTCTTGAAGGTGTGTCTGGTTCAGTCAAAGGATTGACAGGTATCATATCAGCATTGGATAGGCGTGTTGCGACAATGAACCACGATGTCTTGCGTATTGATGTACTTGTATCTAATGCACTTCAAATCAAACCTGATGTTGATCGTATAGCACGAGCAGAACAATCTGATGCGAGGCGAGATTAATGGATTTAGTATTATTATCAAAATCTATAAATGAATTTGGTTTTCCAGTAATAGCATCTATAGGTATGGGTGCTATGATATATTTTATTTGGGTGTGGGCAACAACCGTAGTCAAACCTATGCTGTCGGAAGCCAGTACAACATTGATAGCACTAATAGACCGAGTTAGATTATTAGATAACGATTTGATAAGATTAACTCAGAAAGTAAATGTGGTTCTTATGTTACGGGATGTAAAGAATGAAAATTCTAATACTTCTGATACTGATTAGTAATAACACACAAGCAGAACAATCATTCTCATTTAAGTCACCATCATTTTCTGGTATTGGGTATTCATCCCATGTTCAAACCATAGAGAATACAGAAACCACACGAAAACAAGCAATACAAGCATCAAACTTACAAGCAGCAAAGGATGCTGCTGCATTAGCTGGTAATACTACTCTTCAGAAGTTTCTGAACAATTTCGAAAGTCGTGTTTATGCTCAATTATCAACACAATTGATTAATAATCTATTTGGTGTCAACCCACAAACGAGTGGTACTGTTACTATTGAGGGTAACACAATACAATACACCAAGACCGCTGATCAGATTTCCATGACTGTAACTGATGCTAGTGGTAATATAACTCAGGTAGTAATCCCTGTCGGTAGTCTGACATTCTGATGCGTATTCTATTGTTGTGTTTATTGTTAACCGGATGTTCATCGTGGCCATCACCCTTTGTAACATGGACTAATGAACCAGAACTTTTGGATATAAAACCAAAAGAAAAGGTAATTCTGCCGTCACCAAAAGACGGTAAGATTGTTGTTGCTGTATATTCGTTTATGGATAAGACCGGACAAAGAAAGGATTCTGCTACTATTGCAAAGTTATCATCTGCTGTAACACAGGGTGGTGAATCAATTCTGTTGAAATCACTGGAAGATGCTGGTGGTGGTATGTGGTTTAGGGCAGTAGAACGGGTAGGTTTAGATAACCTATTGAAAGAACGACAATTGATTAGGTCGGCAAGGGATGAAGCAAAGGATGACAAGCGTATAGGTTCAATATTATATGCTGGTATGATAATCGAAGGTTCCATAGTATCGTATGACACTAATATTCGCACTGGTGGTATTGGTATACGCTATTTGGGTATAGGACCAGACACACAATATCAGGAAGATATGGTAACTGTCTCACTTCGAGCAATTAGTACACAAACTGGTGAGGTATTAATCACCGTTAATGTACAGAAAACAATTTTGAGTTATACATTAGGTGTTGCTGTATTCAAATTTTTCGACACTGGTACACAATCATTTGAAAATGAGATTGGTGCCACTAAAACGGAAGCTGGGATATATGCATTAAAATCTGCGTTAGATTTAGCTGTAGAGGAATTGATTATTAAGGGTGAGCGAAAATCGTTATGGAAATTTTCATCAACTTATAAAGGAAATAACTAAATGCACATCTTAAGAAACATTCTGTTGATTAGTATGCTTTTGAGTAGCCAAACAACCATGAGTGATAGTGGTGGTAATTTTGTTTACATAGACCAAACTAATGCGGACAATTCTACCGTTAGTATTACACAAACAGGATCAAATAACACAGTAGGTGATCCTAATTCAATATCGGCACCATCATTTGTCATTGAGGGTAATTCAATGTTCGTCACTATCCTTCAAGATGGTATGAACAACGCGATAACTGGTAACATAATAGGTGGTGGCACAACTGCTAATATTACACAAACCGGTAACAGCAACTTTACCAACTTCAATATGGGTAACATGGGTACGTCTTCTGGTCTATTGAACATGACAATGACTGGTAGTAATAATATATCTAATATGAACATTGGATTATTACATGATTCAAGTAATTACACATACACAGCATTATTGACTGGTAGTAATAATACATTAACCAGCACAATTAATAGCAAATATACCGTAGATTCATTCACCGTCACAGGATCAAACAATGCTATCACGACAAACCAAACTGGTGCTAATGGTTCTAATAATGTTATTGGTAATAATATTGCCATTTCCAATATTGGAAACTCTAATTCTATAAGCATCGTACAAGATGGAACAACGAATCCGAATAGTGCTATTGTCAACCTTGTGGGTAATAACGCTGCTGTGTCTGTCGTCCAACATTAATGCTGGTATTGGCAAGGTAACAGAACAGAAGGGTAGTGCATCTATTACACGAGAGAAATCGGTAATAGATGCTAAGAAAGATTCCAGTGTTGATAGTTTAGATACTATTGAAACTGGTAAAGGTGAGGTTGGTATCTCATTTGATGATGATACACAAGTAAAAGTAACCGAGAACAGTAAACTGGTCATAGATGATTTCGTATATGACCCCAAGAATAAATCTGTTGGTAAGTTAGCATTGAAATGTGCTATTGGTACTGTGAGATATGCTTCAGGTAATATTGCCCACGATAACAATAAGAATGTGGCAATCAATACACCAACAGCAACTATAGCAGTTCGTGGTACTGCATTTACTATGACCGTAGATGAAATTGGTCAATCTATGGTCATATTGTTACCTAATTTAGATGGTAGTGTTGGTGAAATTGAGGTCAGAACTGCAATGGGTTCGGTAGTATTGAACCAAGCATTTCAAGCAACTGTGACTACATCTAATGAGATTAAACCCACTAAACCTGTGGTGTTACTTATTGCTGAGTCTGCTATAAATAACATGATGATAGTAAAACCACCCAAGGAAATTAGTCAGAAGTTGATTGATGATAACAAAGCATCAGCATTAGACTTTAAGGGATTAGAAAAGGATGCACTATCGGTAAGGGTATTTGTTGACCCCTATGCAAAGTTCAACGAATTAAGTGTTGATTTATTGGCGATAGATTATTTGACAAACGTATTAGATAGTTTTGGTACAGTAACAACATTTTCGGCTGGATACAATAATAGTAACCAAGTTTATATATTCGACAAAGAATCAAATTGGCTAGTCCAAAGAACGGTGAAACAGAGTGCTACATTATTATTGAACAAAGATCGTGGTTATAGTGTGACACTTATACAAGATGGGATTACCGTGAAGATGCAAAGTGCAGATACAACCACTAATACTATTCTAATCAAACAAGGTGCAAACTAATGGCAGTAGCAAAAACAATCGTTATAGCAAAAGAGAAAGAACACTGGACATCGACTGGTTGGAGACCAGCACTTGCGTGGAGTTATGTTTTAATATGTATATTTGACTTTGCGATAGGTCCAATTATATTCAACGTTTTGCAATATTGGAATCCTGGACAATCAATCAGTGCATATACAGCAGTTACTTTGCAGGGATCGGGGTTGTATCATCTTTCAATGGGTGCGGTATTAGGTTTAACTACTCATGGTCGTACTAAAGAGAAGATAGAAGCAGGAAAAGTAACAGAATAAATGCATTAAATACAATGCGTTATTCGACTAAAACGTGTAACGCATTGTATACTATACTACTTACTTGTTGGTCTGTATACCCCATCCCAGCCTTTGGGTAGTTTCTTACTGAGTTCATAATCAGCAATTCGTTGTATCATCATATCATAGTAGTAATCTAACTCACCATCAAAACATCCTTTCAACGAATCACATAAACCCGCAGCATCTTTCCATTGCTGTGCTTGATAATGTGTAAACATTTTATTATGTGTTTCTCTGAATATGTTGCTTGGATATGTCGGTGATGTTATTACTGTATAGATGTCAACACCTTCAGATTTACCCTTTACGGAAATTGTATCTAACTTAATAAAGAACTCATTCATATGTAAAAACCCACCCAACACATTTTCGGATTTTAGTTTATCTAATGTGTTCTTGCTTAGTATTAATGAAACTCCATAATTTTTAGTCTGTCCCTCTAATCGCGCAGCAAGATTAACTTCATCACCCAATATATCATAACTAAATCTATCTTTAGACCCCATATTACCAATAAATACCGTTCCTGTACTGAGACCTGCCCCAACTTGTAATGGTGGTTTACCTTCAGCAACCAATTCAATATTCAATTCTGCTAATGCAACTTCCATTTCTTTTGCTGCTTTTAATGCTTTAGTTGCCTGATTCTCTACATCTAATGGGGCACCCCACCAAGCCATTATTGCATCGCCTATCAGCTTACCAACAGTACCATCATTATCCATTATTATAGGAAGCATCTTATCCATATATCTTGTAATAAGATTAGTTAAACCTTGAGGGTCGGTTTTATAATGTTCTGAAATAGTTGTGAATGACCTGATATCAGAAAAGTATATAGTTAGTTCTTTAGAATCACCACCCAACTTCAACAGTTCTGGATTCTTCTGTAACTTTTCCACATAGTCAGGACTTAAATATGTTCCAAACTGCTTCTTTATCTGAAGTTTTGCTTTAAGTTCTGTGATGAATAAGGTGGCGTGTGTGTGGCCAAATACAACTCCCCCTGCCAGAATAGGTATTGTAATGTCAATGAGATAATACAAATGGGTATATAGATACAGAGAAATAGGATAAACACTAACAATGATACCACAAAATATAAAAATTCCATACTTGATCCTTGATATTAAGATTGAGAAGATGCTAAGTATAATCATAGCAAGTATTTCTGCACCAGTACTCCAATCAGGTCTTGAAATATTGGTACCGGTTACTAGTGTATTTAGTATTGATGCTTGAAAGTTATGTGGAAAGATAGCACCGTTAGAAGTGGCGACTGGGTTGTTAAGACCTCTGGCAGTAAGTCCAACAATGACGATACTGGAATTAAAGGACTCTGGAAGGTGAATGGAGGAGTATTCTGTAAATATTGCTGGTTTAACCCATATTCTACCGATACTGTCTGTTCCAATCTTTCCAAACGTTGGTATCCTGACAGCTTCAATTGATCCATCGTTAACTTTGACTTGGAAAGATTTATCACCCGAAGCGACTCGCAATGTTTCGAGGCTGATGCTAGGGTACAATAGTCCATTGGAAGAGACCACCATTGGTACTCTTCTGGTAACGCCATCAATTTCGGGGAGTGTATTAACAACACCAACACCAGCAGCAGTATCATTAAGTGCTTGTATATTAGGTTGAATATTTTCATAAGAGATTCCCACATCACCTGTACCAATTACCGATACACCTGGTCTAAATGCGTCATAAGTTTTTGTGAATACATCATTAGTACCTGTCTGGGGTAGAACAACAGGGTATTCAGTTAGTATTGTAGCAAAACTACTGTCCTGTCCGGATCTATCCGCATCTGGTAGAAATACATTAAATACAACAAGACCAGCACCATGATCGTAAAGTTCTTTAATAATTGAACCATACTCATTTCGTGGAAATGGCCATTGACCTTTTTGAGAAATCGTTTCATCATCTATATTTACCAGTACAATATCAGAATGTTGTATATCTTGTGTTAGAAGAGTATCAAAGTATCTTAACCTGATACTCTCCACGAATGTTGGGTCAAGTACTCTTATCCCAATGATGATTGATAATGTTATTAATGCACACCAACGGGATAAAAGTATCTTCTTCATTAATCTAGGTCCTCATTCATCTTTGTGTGTATATCACATAAGAATGATTTGTAATATTCAACGAGACTGCCATTGAATGAATCTTTAAGTTCTATACAATTGGTGGCAGCTCTTCTATAACACTTCTTCTCAAAAAGTTCCACGGTTTCATTGTGTAGGTTTCTCGACAACGAATACGCAAATGTATTGAAATCATTAACGGGTATTTGAAAAGAACCCAATTCCTTTTTATGTGTGACGATTTCCATGTACATTAGAACAAATCCGAAAACCAGTTTCCTATAGAATCGAGAAAGTCATCATCTTTCTCTACTGCTTGTTCATCAGGTATAGCAACTTCTTCTGCAACAACTACAGCAATAGCGGCAGCAGCAATTACTGGAGTCACAACTGGTGCTGGTTCAGAAAATACATCATCACTAATTACTTTCATTGCTTCATCATAGTGTTTCTGTCTGTCTTTTAGACCAATAACCCCACCATTAATTTTCTTAGTTAATGTGACGAAATCTCCAGAATCACAGAATTGGTTTAGTTTATTTACCGACCAAAACCAACAGGAGCTAGATGCTGCACCCTCAAGAGTATTGCAATATGATACAGTTTCATCTAATGTCTTGCCAATGGATTTAGCAAAACGTGAATAATTATCCTTACCAGTAAGCTGTAAAAATCCGACCCCGCGATACTTAAACCCATCACCAGAAGCTTCTGTACCATTGCCCATGCGATCAGCATATACCTTGTTTGCTATACGTTCAGGATTACGGTTGTATGGTGCTGCCATCGCAGCAGAGGTGAACCTTTTTGGCCATACTGAGCAAAGACCAGCGGCAGAATAGTTAAGGTTTTCTTTTAGTGCTGTGAACTGGGCAGATTCGTGGATAGTTTGACTCAAGAATCCACAAACTCTTTTCTTATTGTCTATACCATACTCAGGGAGGATCTTGTTCAATACTGCACACAACGCATCCAAGTCTTTATTATTTGGACACAACACTTTTAATTGAGATACACTGATCATTTTATGTTCCTTAGTTAGTTTCGATATGTATAAATAGTTACAGGTCACGAGACAGCCATCTCTACCTATTCTAACACTAAACGGAGTATCAGCATGACTATATATACATTAATAGATCCAACATATTTATACATCAAACAACACTCTGTCACTAAAAAGAAATACTTCGGTAAGACTAGTAAAACAGACCCAATAAAGTATTTAGGCTCTGGCACTTACTGGTTGAGGCACATTAAGAAACACGGTAAACAATTCGTAGAAACTTTGTGGGTTTCTGATATATATCACGATACATCTATAGTTGATATAGCATTACATTTTTCATCGGAAAATGATATAGTAGGGTCCGATGAATGGGCTAATCTACAAGTAGAAAACGGATTGGATGGAGCCAGTACTAGATCACAAGAATCGATATCCAAAGGAAAGTCCACAAACATTGAAAGATATGGGGTAGATAATTGGGGTAAAAGTGATGCTGGTAAAGAACATAATAGAGATTCAGTACATCATCAAATATTAAATGGTTTGCACACATCAACAAATGGTGGTAGTGAGATTATAAAGAGAACCAACGCTAGGATGTTATCTTTAGGTACACACCCTTTTCAAGGTAAACATGGTAGTGCTCGCTCATCCAAATTAGCAGAAAAATTAATATCTGATGGTACCCACAATTTCTTATCTCAAGATCATAAAGATAATGTCAGTAAGAGTAATTATACATTATCTAACAGACCAGAATACTTAGAGTTAAAATTCATATATGAGGACCTTGGGCTGAAACAACCAAAATTCTTACACATGAAATCATTAGAAGATATAGCGATATTAAGATTGGGTGTTGTTGGACAATATTTCCCATATATCAATAAAGATTGTTAACTATCAAGATAAAGCTAACCAATCCCAATATTGCCGTCACATCAGCTATAATTCCTGCAAGGATTGACCAGTTATCTAACTCTAGTGTTCTGATTACTTTATACCATGTGTTCGTTTTCCTCTTAGAGACTTCTTTATTGCTTTGAGCCATAATATTCTTTCCCTCATCACATCACCATCAACACATGCTTTATACATTTTCGATATTATTTTCTTTACTTTCATTTCTATTTGTCCACGTTACTATTTCGAATCGACCATCATAGTGTTCTACTAATGCGGTCATACTTTCTACCCAGTCACCATCATTCATATACACAATACCATCAATTTCTTTGATGTCGGCAGAGTGTATGTGACCACAAATAATGCCGTCAAACTTTCGTTTTCTACAGTATTCTAGTATATTTGTCTCAAATTCGAATATGAATGATACAGCTGTCTTGACCTTGCTCTTGATGTATTTGCTGAGTGACCAATACCCAAATCCCATCTTGTGTCTAACCCAATTGAATTTGTTGTTCAATATTAGTATTAGATCATATCCTTTATCACCAAGTATACTTAACCAAGGTGCTAATTTAGAAATCCCATCAAACATATCACCATGAACTACAAGATATCGTTTACCGTCTATACCAATGTGTTCTATTTGATTTACTATTTCTATATCACCAAACCCAATATTATAAGGTATCATTGGACGAAGAAACTCGTCATGATTACCGGCAATATAGATAACTCTTGTGCCTTTCTTTGCAATCTTTAATATCTGTTGGACAACATTGGAATGGGATTGTTTCCAAAACCACTTGTTCTGTTGAATTCTCCAGACATCTAGGATATCTCCAACAAGGTATAGAGTTTCACATTTATTGTGTTTAAGGAAATCTAGAAGTTGTAGGGCCTTACAATCTCTAGTACCAAGATGAACATCCGATATAAAGATTGATTTGTAGTGTTGTTTCATTTTGTATAGTCAACAACAAATTTAAAGAAAACTAACAATAATCCCATAGAAGCAAGCCAAGTTGCGCCTTTAATGATAAGAAGGTTTGTGTTTTTCATTAGAATACCAATGTTAATAATAGTAGTGATGCTAGTATATATACCGAGAATTTGAGTTTGACATTTTTACGTGATAACTCATACTGCCCTAAAATCAGCACTCGAACATCTTCGTTACGTGCTGCCCATCTTCTCTTATAGTCATCTTCGTGGTCTTTGTATAATATCCAAGTACCTTCATTTGATTCATACATTTTTCCAAGAATTTTCTTATATCGGACCATAGTTGTCTCCGTTGAGTTTTAATTTATATAAATAGTTATAGGTCACGAGATTGGCGTCTCTACCTATTCTAATACTTTCACGGAGCATCAGCATTAATATGTATACAGAAATAATACCAACATATCTTTACATCAAACAACATTCAGTAACAGGTCTAAAATATTTCGGTAAGACTACAAAACCTGATCCAATAAAATGTCTAGGCTCAGGTAAGTATTGGAAATCCCACATCAAGAAACACGGCAAAGAGCATGTGGTGACTTTATGGTGTCAGTTGTTTGATACCCAAGAATTACTAACGGATTTTGCATTATTATTTTCTGAACACTGGGATATTGTTAATTCTAAAGTGTGGGCCAATCTAATATTAGAAAATGGATTAGATGGTACAATACCAGGAACTATTTTCGGTCCAAGATCGGATGAAACAAAAGCAAAAATATCAGCATCCCATATAGGTAAAATAGTTTCTGATGAAACAAAAGCAAAACTATCAGAAATAAACACTGGGAAAGTTGTTTCCACCGAAACAAAAGCAAAAATATCAGCATCTAATACAGGACAGAAAAGGACGGAAGAAACCAAGGCAAAAATGTCAGCATCTCGCATAGGTATGAAAGTTTCTGATGAGGTGAGAATTAACATGTCTAAACCAAAATCAGACCAACATAAAGTAAACTTAACTATTGCTCAAAAATTAAGGTGGATCAATAATCCTTGTACTGATGAAACTAAATTAAAAATGTCTAATATCAAAAAGGGAATACCAAAACGAATAATAGAATGTCCGCAATGTGGTAAATCTGGTGGAGAACCACAAATGTGTCGATGGCATTTCAATAATTGTAAATCCCTTAGTGACGATTAATCACCATTGGTGGATTGCACCGATTATTACAGCTAAACAGGTAACTATATGTAGTAGCACCCACATTGTTCTAATAACCAAACTTAATCTGGCTTCTATTTGAGTAAGGATAGGGACTGACGGTTCATCGTGGTCAGTCTCACCCATCATATGGTCAAAACTTCTAGCCCACACCCTTTTCCATCTAATCTTTCTTAATCCCATAACCCCTGCCAGTAAGTACCCATTAATCTGAAACCATTATTCATACGGTCTTGGTGCTTTCTCATACCTTCAAAATCTGTTTTCCTAGTATGGTTTGGACCATACCCCATACCACCGTCATTATCAAATGTTAAATCAGATTCACCTGTACGGTATTGATCTTCCCATTCAATAGTATATTGAGTAAACGCCCAAAATTTTCTTATATAATTTCATTCGTCTAATCCTATTCGTTTTCTGAAAGCAGCATATTCAGCATCTGAACATATACCAACTGGCATCCTTGCAAATTCATCACAAGTCTCAGGTTGGGCGAGAAACTCTACGATTTCATTTCGTATCTTGTCGTTACACTCATAATTAATGTATTGTGTATCCCTGAGTATTTTTCTTAGTAACTCTCTTTCTTTACTCATTGTTTTCTCCAGTTAATTGAGACTTCAAATACACCCTCGCAAAAGCCATTTTTATCTACAGGGATACCGCACTCATCAGCATTAAGATTGTCATAGAAATCTACCATCAAATCACTTATCTCATCGTCATAATATGCTTTTTGAAAGATTGGCTCTTGCTCAGGTTGGGCGAGCAGTTCTTCAACTACATCAATAAATGAGCCTGTAATCCCATACCCTTCAAAATGCTCAAGTGCACACTTCAATAAATCTCTTTCTTTACTCATATTATGTCCATAAAGTTTGATATAACTCACCGAATAATCTAAATCCGTGTTGCATACGCTTTTGCTGTTTTCTCATGCCATCATAATCAGTTTCCATAGTATGATTTGGTCCTCTTTTCACCTCATTACCTTCAAATACAAGATCAGCATCCCCTGTTCTATACTGTTCTTCCCAATCAATATTCAGTTGACCAAATGCAAATATCATTTCATCTAATGCCCATTCAAACCTCTTGTGGTAATTATCATCCACATCCCATTCATCTTGTACTCTTGGAGAGTTCATACTCTTTAGATGATCCGGAACCAATAGATCAGAAACAAACGGTGAACCATGCTTCTGTTTTTTCATTTCTATTAACATAGGTAACACAATCAATCCAAGTGTTTCTGGAAAATTCCACACATCAAACTTATCAATCTTTACATAAGAAATGCGTGGATGAATTGTGTCGAGAAACTTTCTTAGGTTCTCGCAGATATTGTGCAGCCAATCAGGTGGTACTTTATCGTAGATTTCATCTTCGGTTTTCCAGAACAACACCTTTTCCATTATAGAGAAACTGCTCAACCAGTGGTCGCGGTAATTACTCAGATATACGTGCATTGCCATAACTCCTTAGTACATGTAATGGTTTTATTTACTAATATTTATCAATAGTAATAGATGTGCCTTCTGGAAAATCCTTTGTCCAATCTTCAAGCATACCAGCCGTATACGCACTCATACCTTGACTGTCTTTGAAGCATTTATAGATACTGCCAGATTCATTATGGAATAGGTAGTGTCCCTCATTTTCTACAGTTTCTGTAATGCCACTGCTGCATCTCCAACTATCACTACCCGCAATCCCACCATACCAAGATGCTAACACTTTTTGTATGGTTGTATCTGGTGTCTTTATTTCAATTACCTCCCATTTATCAGGGTAATAGTCAGTCATCGTTTCCACCACACATTCTATAGGCGGCACTACTTTTATCTACCCCTTGGCTACCGGCATAGCGGTGATCATCTTCGTAATACTTAGTAACTCCATTAGGGGTATCCACCGCATAGCCACCGTTGTTTAATTTTCTATAAGTCCCTTGTTTTTTATTGGCTTCTTCTCTAAAATTCTTTTTCATATATGCAATCCTATTGTATTTTCAGCATTCGCTCCAGATAACTCTCTCATTCGTTTCAGAAGAATATTTAAAGGTTCAATTTTCATACATCTACAGCAACTAATTGTTATAGGATGAAACTCTCTACCAGAATCAGATTCTTCCCAAGTATCAAGGTAATTTTCAAAGAAATCCTTGACAAGGGATTTCAGTTCTATTGTATTGTTGTATGCTTCATATAGTTTCATCATTATTACCTCATTCCTCATTCCTCATCTCTAATCCCAGCCCAATAACAGCTAGCAATTCTTGCTTGCTTATAAGCATGGAACATGTCAGTGGTAGCTTCTTCACTCAAAGGCTCACGTTTTGGCTGCGAGTATTTTCTGTAGGTATGGTCGTGCATCGCCATCATTGCGTTAGCAAACCAACAAAGCATCGCATCGTCATCTACATTACAGTCTGGATTTGTTTCTCTAAAAAACCTCGTCCAAGCCAATGCGTCTGGATTGTCGTGGATTTTCATGTCATACGGAGGGGATTCTTCAATCTGCTCAGGTGAATAGCTATCTCCATTCGACCGAAGACCTCTAAAATCTATCTTAGACTCTTGCTCAGGTTGGGCGAGTAATTCCTGTATTTTATACAGTGTCGCTGCTAAAACACCGAAATTACCATTGCTAACAGCCACTTCACCTGCGGCAAAATGACTCATTACCTCTTTCAACAACTCTCTTTCTTTACTCATTATCAACCTCAAAGTGTTTCTTCAATAAGTCGGCAAAGTATTCTTTACGATGCCTATCTGTGCTGTTCATAATAACATCAATACATTCTTGTACCACAAATTTACTAGTGGGTGTGTGCCAACCAAAATCATATCGTTCTTTGTACGGTTTGTCACCTGTCATTTGCCAGAATGGTATTAGGTTATCACTAATATCACAATCTTTATTAGGACAGTATTGACCAATACCTGGAGCATCCTTCAATTCTATTTCGCATTTTGGGCAAGTTATCATATCATTCCTTATACTTTTCGGTTTGCCATACAAACATAAAAATTAAAGACAATATTGCCAATACAAACATAGTTTTAGGAAATAATGCAATAATAAATGCTGAAAGCAAAAAGATCATGAAGATACCAATAGTCTTTATTGCTGTAATTAAAATTTTTTTCATATTGTATCCAAATAAAGGTGTGGTTTCTGACTAATACGTAATTCGATTCTTTCGTGTACTATATTATCATCTTCGAGTGTTGATGTCCAGTCATTATAGAATAAAGAATTAAATCCATCAAATGCAGTACGTCTACTTCTATCTGGATTGTATCCACGCCTATCCATTTCATCACACAATGTATCAAATCTGTGTTGAAGGAAGGTGAGCTTATTGTAGAAGAATTTTACATGTCCGGTGTTCAGCGTGAACTTTTTGGGTATACCGGAAAGAATCATAAGATGAGATCTGGCCATTAAGCTTCTACTCAATGATGCCGGTACCATCGTTATCTCTCTCAATTCAGCAATCAAATGGAGTCTGTGTAGGAGTTTTGGATCTATATTTGAATTGATGCGTGTCATAATAACTCTCTTTGTGTAAAGTATTAGTCATTATAACACGAATATCTAATAAAGTAAAGACTTATTCAGTTTTCTTTTACTTCAAATTTAACAGGTCTTTCATACATGATTTCTTTTGAAGCATTCTTTCTATTTTTAGTAAAATTAAATATCCTACCATCTTCACAAATTTGTACAACGTCAAATTCAATGATTTGCGGTTCTGCTGGTGTTTTAATACTTATCATAAATTGTTCTGAGAGACCCTCTGGTAGAGTTCCAGTCCAAGTTACTTGATTAATCTCTTTACTATAATATTCACCAAATTCATTTTTATCATATAGAGGAATGGCAAGAGACGAATCATATTCGGTTGATAGAATTGATTCGTCTCTTGGTTACACTTTTGATAATCTTCAGATCATATCTGCAAAAGCAAATAGAGCCAAAAATAATTTAACAGAAGAAGAGCTTCAAAAATTTGCTTCGTTTATCAACAATTCCTGATATTAATGACACAAATTCTCATTATTATTTAAATTTTAAGTCAACAAAATCAGATGCAATTGCTTTGTGTATTTGCCTTCAGCAAACACAGTGTTATCTTCTATCATTTATAGCCCCAATAATACTTTAAGTTCATTCACTGATAATCTAGCAGAAGCTAGTTTTTCTTGTGGTGTTAGCTCAACTGGAGCTGGTTGATTAGCCTCAATCTCTGCTTGTATAACCTGTGCTTCTTCATCTGTAATTGGAGTGCAATCAGCAGGGAGTAAGTATTCAAACTCAGCAGAATCAAGAAAGTGTAGGTTGTTGTTTGTGTCTTTGTAGTTTTGCATTATCTTAGCTCCGACCAAACATTAAAAGCTGGCGATCCATTTGATGTACATACGTATGACGCTCCAGCCGGGACAATAGCTGATCCAAAATAACTGAAATTTGTACCACTTGGCTCGTTGTCAGTATTATTCATTACTGTTACCCCATTTATAACAATCGTTAATGTTTCGTTCTGGGTCATGCCACCCGACAAACTTATATAAATAGGGCGTCCAGTCGTATTGTAATAAGTGGTTCCTGACACTCTACTTGCGGTCACATTCTGCCAAGTCTGCCCATACCCCAAAGCACCAACATATGCTGTGCTTTGTGTCGTCCCATCCCCAAATGTTATATTACCATTACCTAATGATGATGACATATTATTTACTCCTTTGTTGTATATATATGTTATGTATATCAACCCAAACTTTGGATTTGGGATTTTCTAAATTCCAATTCATCTTCAAACACTTTTCTGATATAATCCTGAATATGAGTTTGAGTCTCCTGCACCTGCTAAAGTCCTACCATCAGCATCATTAAGAGTTCTAGTTGCTGTTGCGGATAATCCTAATTCTGTACTAATGGCACCAAAACTTAGTGCGTTAGGTGATACTGGTAAAGTCATTTTTAATTCCTATTTGATTTTTAATATGCCCTTTTCTACAATAGATACTTCATCATCAAATAATGGCACCAACGATAATATTATTTATTATATTCTGTATTTAACTATTTATAACGCATCGATTATCTGTCTAAATTTCAATTCATCTTCAAACAATTTTACTAGAACTGGCGCAAGATGTGTTTGGGTTCTTAATACTGCTTCTATGTGACTATCTTCCATATTTTTCAATAGAATTTCATGTAGAGGTTCTGTACCATCTATGCCATACGAACCCCAACCAAAGTGTTGTCGTATTTCTATATGGTCGGACTCAGTTGTCAATGAGATATATTCTGCACGGATTTCATTGACAGAAGATTTCACATAATCAACCCCACCATCGATCATATACCATTCACCATTGGCATCGGTATGTGTTTTGTAGTCGTGTCTATGCCTAGAATACAGCACAGTACCATCAGGAGTTTTCAATCCTGATACTAATACTTTCTCAGTCATATAAGTGATACCACTGTGAGCACAATCATGACAAACACCATTATAGATGCTGCCGTTAAAGACATTAATAATCTCATAATAATTTCGCTCCATGCAGTGCCGCGATCATCAATACTTCCATAGCAATCGCAACAGAAATTATAGTCATGTACCATACGCCATTAATTAAACTCATTTCATATCATCCTGTAAAAATTCATTATTCACATCATCGGTAAACATCCTAATGATGACCATTGCTTTCACAATATCATCATCACACACATTTGGGTATAGTGACATAAGTTTACCAGCACCAACATTCATTAATTCATCATAGGTAAAATCTCTATGTTTATCTACATGCCAAAGTGACAGAAGTTGTTCACCTTTTGTCGAGGTATCTGGCATCACGTTATAAAAACTGTACCATACTCCATCACTCCATCTTGAATAGCTCATTTATTTTCTCACGTTTTCTATTATATAGTTTCTTCGTTTTAACTATCTGCATTGCAAATCTAGGTGTTCGGAGCGATTTTGCTACGGGATTCTTCATTGTTGTTCTCGCATGTTGTGTATCTATGCCGAGTACCTTTATCGTAATAAGCATATGTTTTGCAATTGTCCTTTTCGAAAAGGAGTTCAGGTTCTTGTGTAATCGGTGTTACTATAACAATGGCTATTAATGCAATATATAAAAGAAGCATCATTCCAACTAGGATATAATAACTATTCATCATTAGCCCAAGGTGGTGTCATATCGAACTTAGTTACAAAGGTGTCGATTTTGTGGTCATCAGACCAGTCAGCACCAAATTCATTATCCTCATCTATAATCGTCAACGCTTCTTCGCTGGACACCACTCTGTGAGATATAATAGTTTCACCAAGATGCTTCTGTGAAAATTCGAAAGCTTCTTCCATCGTCACTGCATCTAATGCCCAGTCTTTGTTACCTAATGGAACTTCTATAAAATATCTCATACGGTATTGAGAAATAGCTTCTACTAATACTAATTCTAATTCTGTTGCGTAATCACTCATAGTTACCTCCTAACTCTTCGATTGTTAATGCTTTGATGTCGTTGTTTAATCGCTCATGGAATCGTTCTTCTCCGGTATCACCCGATAATAACCAATCAACTTCATGCGCATAAATTTGTGCTAAACGCAGGTGACTAATCGCATCCCTGAATTCATTAATGGTTTCCGCTGAATATCCTCTACCTAGTGTATCACCCCAACGATTAAGCTCTTCGCTATCATTGTTATGAATAATTTCTTGAATAGCATCAGCAATATTACCCATTTTGAATTGGTCGTAATTAAAATGTCCGCCGCTCATGTTAGCCTCCTTGATGCCATGTTGGATCCATCTTGTCTGGATTTCGTGCTACTGATCCACAGGATTCTGAACCATCATATACTAGCGGGAAATATGCGTAATCATGCGTCCATGCAGTAAATGGTGCTCCTTCTATACCACCATAGCCGTTATCGAATTCTATATCCAATTCTTCATTGGTCAATGTGCAAACAAACTGACCAATTTCTCGATCATCATTGCTGGCCATCTCTTCTTCTATCATTTTACGCCAAGTTGTATAGCTCATAATATCTCTCTTTTCGTTGAATATAAGTAATTGTATCAACATCTCTTCTACTTGTCAACACTATGTATAAATTAAAAGCACCAGACCCAAAGGTACTATATAACCGACTAAAATCTTCGGCAAAGAAACGCGGGATTGATTTTGATTTAACTGTATTAGATTTGTATGAGATAAGTTATCCTATCACATGTCCAATTTCTGGGGTAGCAATGCATTGGTACACATCTCAGCAACCAAACAGCTATAGTTTTGATCGAATAGACTCCAGGAAAGGATATTCTATTGATAATTTGATAGTGGTATCGTGGAGAGCAAACAGACTAAAGTCCGATGCCACACACGAGGAGTTAAAGCAGCTGCACGATTTCTATAATGCTACTTAACAGATTTCTTCTTTGAGTCGAATATCCCTTTGAATATACCATTATCAAAATTATCATTGTACATGGATTGTACCATCTTTATATATCACGCCCAGATCAATTATAGCACAGGATGGAATTGAATCATCGAAAGTTTCCAGAAATATTTCGGATGATTCAATTGGAACAATTTCGAGTTCTTCTGATGCTATTAGTTTAGAATACAATGACAATGTTACTGTATCATCTAATTTACGCGAGATACCCCGTCGTTCAGGGCGGGGTGATTGACTACTGGGGAGTATTCTCAATTCTACATTCTATATATACTATTTGTTATCACATAAAGCATTTTCTGGTAACGCACAGTACATCACCTTGTTGATCACCATGTACATCACCGATACTAATTTAAGACCATCTGCATCACGACTCAATAATTGTGCGTTTACCGCTACATCACCTGAGCTATTGAACCGCACACCATTTATATGATGACCAATCAAATCTGTTCTGGCATTGAGTGTGGCATTAACTAAACCAGTAGCATATTCCAGCTCGTTCTGTCTGCCTAGATTACTGAACATTGCACTCCCTCTTCCATAGTGCTGTGCGGTTATTTGGTTCATAGCATTGTTGTAAACCAGCCTTAACAGCTATTTCCATTCCGCTCTTCTCTACACTGCCAATTTCATACGCGATGAACATAACAACAGCAGCAAATATAGCAACAAAAACCATAACACAGAACTCACCATCGTCCATAAATTTCAATACAATTTCTTTCATTCGATTTCCTCGTTAAGATTATAATACCATTCCTGAAAGTCAGAGAATGTCCATTGTCCCGTTCTAACGAGACAGAAAACTTGTTCAAGCGTCATGTTGTTTCCTAAAGTGTTTGAATGTTTGTCTATATTCTTTTATGAATGGTTTCAATAATTTGGTGTCAATACCAAAATCCTTGCGTAATTCCTTCTTCTTGCTCGTGCTCATATATGCTTGGATTTCGTCATCAATAACGTGATCAGCATAACCCAATGCAGTTAGCGCACGTACCATGCTACGATATTCAGTGAGTCGACTATAAAATCTGGCGGTGATTTGATCCATTTTAATCATGTAGTCTTCATCAAGATAATACATTGCATGTGCCAGCTCATGATCGAGTGCGGAATTATCATCTAGGCATCCAATGATGTAAAAATTGTCATGGATACATATATTTCCTATTTTAGTATACAGATCTGACTCATGATGTGTGAATTGTGGGTTTCCATAAATTTCTCTTATACTATCAACCCAATCATAATACGTTTCAGAACTAAAATTGAATCCATCAAAATATGAATAATAAGATATATTTCCGTTGTCATCCATCTGAGAATTGATCAAATCATAGAAAGTGAAGGATTTCCCTCTTATGTGCTCATTGCTATTTTCAAAAAACTCTTGGCAACGTGTCATGGATAACGTAAGGTCTTTACGATTATCAAATGTGAATAAAACCGTGTTAGTAATTGGGTGTGATATTTTCATATGATTCTACACTAGTAACTGGGGGATCTGTTCGGGTATGATCCGAAACTCTCAACCGTTATGAGCGGTGTGTTTTACCAATTAAACTACAGATCCAAAATTAGAGACACAGGTCAGGGACTTTTACCCACCATTTTATCAAGCGATGTGCCAACGCTTGTGGTGCTTACTTTTCGGTTAATTACTCCGATTAATTTGGAGCCAATACTCAGAATCAAACTGAGGTCTAAAGATTACAAGTCAATTGTATTATCACTATACTATATCGGCATTAATTCCATTTGTTAATGTTACTATGTTATGAGATACGCTCAACCGTACCTGTTTGCTTTTAACTTCCACTGCTTACTGTATAAGGTGATCAACCTCGTCTCGTCAGTGTCAAACTCGCTAACCTTGATAGTCGACATCCAGTTAGTTTAAAGTGCATTATCCGATACACGGATTTTTCCATAATAACATTAACAAATGGAGTGCCGTCTTCAACCTCTTTACAGTCTTATGACTTACGGCATTGCCAATCCTCGCACATGTTTTTAGTATGAGCAATAATAAGTGCTTTCTACCACTATGCGTCCATAATGTTTCGACTTTCAGCATTGCCGTACCACCCGATGTGTGCATAGTTTAGAGGCATGGATGGTAAATTAGTTATAAAGTGGACATTTCTCCATTTCCTAGAATCGAACTAGGCTCACACGGAGTAACAATCCGGCTGCACACCTTGTGCATTAAATGAAGAAATCTCGTTCTTCAATCTCGTACACAGAGCTGATTAAGTTAGTCGATGATTATGACTCAATAAACGTTATCGTGCTTTAAGCACTTTCATACGATTAAAGATTTTATCTTTGTCACGACCACGGCTCGTGGTATCGAACAATTTTTCCAGTTGTTCAAGACTATATAGCTTAATACGATTTCTACCAGCAATAGTTGTTTTCGGTGTTCTAATTCTATTCTTCATCGTCATCCTCATAATAAAACATATAGGTAACAGCCAACATGATCGTTACCGCCATAACTCGCTGTACCAATTCAAGATCCATTATACCACCTAATTATCTATGCGTCAAGTTTAATGGCGTTATACACTTCCATTGCTGATTCATACTCTGTTAGAAAAAACTCGGCAAAATCTTCTCTGGACATGGATGATTTATTTTCCATAAAATCTTGCACATCCATATTAACCACATACTTAGCCCAAGGTTTAAGTGTTTGTTCATTTAGAATCAATTCAACTGTATCAATTATCATTTATGCTCCATACATAAAAAGTGTTATCATGATCATTGCAAACACTGTCACATATACAATAGACATGTTCACTGATGGTGGTTTAACTGGTTCTGGTTCTATTTGTAGATATAGAGGTTGTGTCGGTCGTAATGGACAATTTCTGTTCTTGTTGCTGGGTTTCACTTTGGTTTCCCTATAATGCTAATGTCTAAAGAATTGTATCTTTCGTCTAAGTTGTAATAAATGTGTCCTAGTTCATCAAACTGTGATTCTGTCACTAAACTGTGGTACTGTGAGTCGAGTTCACTTTTTATTTGTATGATAGTTTCACCTAGTAAAGATGGATGTGCCTTCCGTAACAGTTGCATAATTCTTGTTGATTCATCATTCTTTTCCAGACACCGATTAAATATTCTATTTAAGTGATGACAAGCAATAGCAAGATCGTCTGCGGTTTGTAAATGTTCTTCTATGTTCACCAATTTTTCCTGTGTAATAATTGTATATATGTCAAAATAAACCATCCAGAAGTGCACTTTTTGTGCCACCACGTCATCGGTATCTGCGTCAATTTAACATAGCTGGTATTTCATATTAGTTAAGGTACGCTTTTATTTCATCGTTGGTTAATGGTTTTGCGGAAGTCCAGTAATCAGTATTAATACAGACAAAGTGTTCTCCATCAAATCTTTTAATTATGTTAATAATATCTGAGTTTTTACCAACCCAACATAACCGACCATGTTCTGGGATAGTATCATACCACGGTGGTGAGTCTGTATAACTGAACTTGTCGGTCGCCCATTCTTTGATAACTATATCAGATATTCTGTTCAGCAAATTCTCTCTAACCATTATTTGTGCTTCAAGTTCTAGTGTATCCTTAAAATGTGTACAATTCTGTTCTTCTAATGTTTCCACCATTCTCTTCAGACGAGCAATTTCCGTTTGAGCTACTATGTTAGCGTTCACTTCAAAACCTCGATGATTTCGATGCACAAATCAAATTGTTCTTCGGGTGTGTTCTTTTCATTGATAGCTAATTCGACAATCTTTCTCAATGAATTGATCTTTAGTTTATTATCTAATTTGTTTTCCACTACATAATCGTTCATGTATTGTACAACATCATTGGTGAATTCTTGTACAAGGTAATCATTACGGTTCGCCCACGCATCGAACGCTGCACGATCAGTTTTATAGTTTGCGTAAGGTAGGTTATTTGTGTATTTGCTAAAATCTATTGGTGTCATAAGTTTCTCATTAATTTAAGTTCGAGTAATTGTATCACGTTATTTTGTACTGTGTCAAATATTATTCATTAATACGTTCATAATTTATCACCAGCATAATACTCATGATCCCACCTTTTACGTGAAGCAATGACTTTATAATCTTTGCACTTATTTTTACATACTACCCGTGTGCCGATTGATGAATGATAAAATCTCACATCACTTCCGCAATCTGGACATTTTTCGGGTGTGTTTTTACTCTGAATCATCATAAACACCAACCCTAGATTTGTACTTCTCATACCACCTGATACCCATTTTAAACATATGCACACCGTATGGTGTTGGGTCATGACCAGCGGTTACAGCCGAGATTTCATCATCGGTCATCCGTTCTGGTTTTGATGGTGACCATTCTTCAACTGCACAAATAGCATCTTCCAGCAGTATCAAATACTCACCTTCGTCAGTCCTAAGCATTTCAGTATCGTACAAGCTCTGAAAGTGATCTATTAGATTTACTTTCCAAGCCACAGGCTCTTGCGTGACCATGTTCCCGACATCAGGAATATGCTCAGGTTGGGCGAGGAGTTCTTGTATTTCATCCACAAGATCAGAAGATTGTTTTAAATCAAAAACTAACAGTTGCACAGCGACTCTTGCTAACAACTCTCTTTCTTTACTCATTCCACACCTCTCTTGTTTTAAGCATTGCGTCTGCACACTTATAGGCAAATTTGGAAACAGAATCAATACCACATTCATCGCTAGCTAATAACCCTTGCATAGCCAAGCCTGCAAAGTGGTCTCGTAAATCTTGCTCGTCCAACTGTAAGCTATCAGTTGACAGTTCAGGTTGGGCAAGTCGATTTGTTAGATGGTCTATTTCATTCAGCAGTGCCTTCTTTTCATTTTCCCAATACACAGGCTCTTGCGTGACCATGTTCCCGACATCAGGAATATGCTCAGGTTGGGCGAGTCTTACTCCAGCATCATATCCATCGCGCCACATTTCTATCAGTCGTTCCCCCGGTAAAGGAAATTGCTCAGTCTGCTCAGGTTGGGCAAGTAGTTCTGTTATCTCTTTGTGTAGATTTAATGCTTCTTCTGAAGCATGAGGTTGCAAAAATATTAGCGCCCACTCCAACAACTCTCTTTCTTTAATCATCTTGATCTACCCCATACATCATCATTACTTTGTTCTTAATGGTTGTTATTTCCCCATCATTAAGCGGATAACCTATTGGCATTTGATGATCTATGTCAACTACGCGTTTGTCAGAAATAGCTTTAAGTCTTAGCACAAAATCTGTGTTTTCATCTTCGCCATAAACGTTAATTAATCTTCCAACCATCCAGTTTAGAAATTTGCCATCGTTCACTTATCTACTCCCAAGTAAAGTGGTCGCACAAGATCTGGGCGTTTTAAGCTTTCGCTGTCTTTTGCGTACTCATCAGCTTCACGCCTCATCTGAAATACCATATTTGTATATCCTCCCCCTTCATAATTTCTAGTCCACATCCAAGCCATTGGTTCTTGCTCTTGCTCAGGCTGGGATAGCACTTCTTGTAGTGTATCAGCTAAGTCAGCAGGTAAACACTCACCATATATTCTGCTGTACTTATCTATTTCTTCGAGCAACAGCCTTTCTCTATTTACCACCTCTTTTCCTTTACTCATACTTTCACCCATTCACAAGCAAAACAAACTTTCATCATCCACTGCACAAATCTATTAGGCTCATTGCCTTTTATTGGTACATATATTAAACCATTCGTACCTTTATGGCTACCAAACATATAGCACTTCCAGTCTGACATTTGTGGTAGTGATAATTCATATTTCACTTCGTTCATATTAACCCACCATCACGTAAGTGCTAAGGTTTTTCCAGTCGTTGTCCACGTTTGCCGCACGAATATTTGTCACCTGTATCATAGTTCTTAGTGTTAGTTCTTTCACCTTGTACATCAGTTTGGTGATAAGTTCTAGTGCGTCAGTTTTATGTTCAATTGAATGCTCAGGCATGAAGTATTCGGACTCTAATAATGATTGCATACGTTCGATCTTCTCCATAGTAGTCATGGTAACATCGACACACATAGACCGTGATCTTACAGCCTGATCTATACTCATCATAGACATGTTAGAAATAAATATTACACGACCAGTAAACTTGAACGATGATGGTAATGATTCATCTTTGATAGAACTGTTCCAAGAAATGATACGCTCATCGTATGAATCCAGACAACCCTTGAGCAGATTAATTGCTGTGGCATCCTTTAGTACAGAATCACAGTCATCCATCACAATAACCGAGTTACGATTCTCAAAAAGTGTCTTATATAGTCCTTTCGCTGTGCTATAACCTTTAATAATCCTGAACAGTTTATACTCAGGAAAGTCATTAACATTCAGATCAAAGTCACCACTAATGTCTTCGTAACCTTCTTCGGTTAATGTCTGCTTAACAGCGTATGATTTACCAAGACCACCACTACCACAAATTATAGCAGAGTTTTGTTCCGCTCGTGCCACCATTGCTATTGTGCTGTGAATAAATTTAAACCTCTCCCCAATAGAGAATTGTGATGGCTCTTGTATAGTTGGTTCAATGTTCTTACGTGTATAGGTGCGTTTGATTCTATCTGTCATAATTTATCTCGGCTCAATTTTATCTTAATGACTTGTGTAGGTCGTTAGCGAACTTCATACCTTCGAGATATGCAACCTGTATCTTTTGTGCTGAGTCATTGGGTTTAATATACTTTCGTATGATGTCGGCAAAGTTTTCGACCATACTATCATTACAGAAACCTTTTATAAATGAATCCGCTATTTCATTAGCACAATCCATTGCTTTGTCGTTTGTTGGTTTCTTTTTACAAGATTTAACACCATCATGATACACCTCATTAGCAAACTGCTCTAACTGTTCCATGTATGATTTATTACTAACTATACCATACTTTGTTGCTAGTTCTACTACTCTACTACTAATACCGCTCATTGTTCTACTCCAAAGGTTTTTGAAATAACATCATGACATATCCCAGCACCAATACCTATATACATTGGATCTATGTCATTTTCATCCAAATAATCATCTTCAATACTATCACAAATAGACAGGCATTGCCTAATAATTAGTGTAGCAAACTTTACAATATCCTCAGTAATCACATCACTCGTTGTTGGCAGGGATATGACACCATTATTCACATAAAATCCAGCCTGTTCAGCGATCTCTGTTATTTTATCGTTCATTATAACACCCCAAACTTCTGTTTAATTGAATCTATCACAAGTTCCATACCATACCCGACATCCATAGATTTTTGATCGCCAGCATATCGTATGGTAATTTTCTTCTCGAAATCACCGACACATTCTTTGATGATTAACTCAGCAAATCTATCGGTGATTTGTTGTGGAATAGTTACTGTATCTAACTCTGAAAGTTCCCAGTAAATTTTATATTCTTCTACAGATTGTTGTAATAATGCTAACACATTTCCATTCATGATGTCAACTCCTGCCAAACGTAAATACCTTCATCAACTCCATCAACCAATGCTATACATAATGCAAAACCAAATGCAAACACATAAGCGAATGGGTACACAATAATCTTTTTAATAATAGTAATATATTTCATTCTTAACTCCTACAATGAACTGTGACATCTTGCTCTACCGAGTTGCCATTTATTGTGGTGTTGCCGCTAGTATAAATCGCTGATATACCGTCTACCCACTGACTCATGCAATCATCTTGTTCACCTTGACCTGAGTACCACTCGACCCACTGCGCAGCTTGATCTAGTGTATGAAACCCCTTGAGTACAACATTATAACTAGGTTTCATCATCTCAACAACCACATCCAAATAATAGTAGATAAAATAGCACCAATAGCCATTCCTGTTATTGTCACAATACATACACTAACATTCGTCGTCTGCTCCAAGTTTACGCTCCGCTCCAACAATATCCCAGTACACTTCATCATCAACTGGTCTATACGATTCTAGTATATCAGCCTGTGTTTTGTTAGCGGTAATGTCACGTCCTTCATACATTTCAAATATTGTATCAGTGACAGTCACGTCATCAATTTCCTCGTATTCTGCTGGCTGCCAATGTGTGGCTGGTGTATCTTTACCCGACACACTCACTTCCACTTCCCAGTACACACCAGCAATAGAACAATCATCAAACCCTAATAGCTTCTCGATCTCGTTATAATCAAACGATGGATTCTTTTCTGCAAACACTATACCAGTATACTTGCTCATGTTCTATCACTCTGTTCAAATCTATCTTTCCATGATGTTAATAGCTCACCACGAACCTTATCTATCAATGGATCATGTAATCCTGAATAAGTATCACATACATCCATAACAGTACCTAATGCTTCAATTAATAGCCATTGCTCGTCAGGTGTTAGCTTTAAGTTATAATCGTCTTCGTTAATCATTTTCGCACCATAACCCCGTTCGCTTGTTGCTCTGTTTGAAGTTCTGATATGCTGTAGATTCTTTCATCTTTAATATAAAACACACCCGATTTAGTTTTCTGTACAAGAACATAATCCTTGTATAACTCCTTAGTATAGTGTGAGTTATATTCAGCACCAATAATACCAGACACTACCATTAATAACGCAATTAATCCTGCCATTTGTAATTTATTCATGTTTATTCACCTTTTGATTTAATAATATATCGAAACTCATTATAAAGTAATAATACCGCCACCGCAATAAATATTGATGTTGATATTACCGTAATACCATCACGTTCATAACTCAGTAATAGAAAACTGAATATACAAAGTGTTAACGCTATTGAACCATTAATCATATAAATCCTGTGTTAATTAAAATCTGATACTTGGGCGTAGCCCATCGCGTAGCGAGTATTAATACTGTATTAGCACATGTGTTATACGTCCGCTTCGCGAATCAATAGCTACGCCATTGAAGTTCTGGTGCTGTATTATATACTTGTATTAGTTCTTGTGTCAATACGTGTTCTAGTGGTAGTGCATTATACTAACACTACATAAACCTGTCAAGTGTTTTGCAAAACGACTAGCGAAAACTCAGCGGCTAATGGTCATATTAGCACATGAATTATATGCGAAAACATGCTAGTAATAGTGTTGTAACACCCTGATTAGTATGACAATGTGCTAATTTAACGTACCTTAAACCACATTTAAGGAATCTGCACGTGTGTCTGTGTGTAAAACCGACATAAAACTCATATTTCTGCTTGTATAACTCTTTATAAATCAATGAGTTAAAATGGTGTAAATTCTAGTTTTTGTCGATTGTACGGAATAAAGAAACCCTGTGAGAACAGGGCATAGAATGTGCGGAATTTCGAGCGAGGTATCCGCAACCTTTTCGATCGTGTATTGCGATGGATGCTCATAACATCCATGACAATCAACAATCTCTATTTAACTCATCTTCCTCGACATTACAATTCTCCCATCGGTAAGTGACCAGATATTTCTAACAATTCATCATCGTCCCAAGTACCAAACCAATCAGTCATATTTTCTACATAGAACGCACGTAAGTCATCTACTGACATCAATGATAATTTAGAATTGATGTATTTGAATATTAATTCTTTTCTTTCATTAGCACTCATAATTCTCTCCTTAGTTCAGCATCACTCAGACTTTCTAGAAAATCCACTTGGTTAATACGATAAAATTCACGCATTTCTATATAAGAACAAAAAACAGTATTCCTCTCGGCAATCTGTTCGATCATAGTATCTCGTGGTATTGGTTTGGTAATATAATCATTAATGATCCACTCAGGTATTAGATGCTCGAATCCCACGATCTCGTCAGCTTCTAGTGTAGGTTTATCACCACACACATTAACACCGCATTCATCATCAAGGTCATCTGTATCAATCAGCAACACATTAACACCATAATCTGCATGATAATCAGCAACACCACCAGACACGACTATCACCACACGCTTCATCGCCTGAATAGCTTTATTCCATAACACCCAACAGTCCATGATGTATACACCGTTATGCAATACACTGTAGGGATTCCGTGCGTCATCCAAATCAAATAGCCTAAAGAACTCTATCACGTCTTCATCGGATGCCATTTCAATCGCGTTCATAAATCTTATTCTATTATTTTCTGATGCAGTCATTTTAATACTCTCTTTAATTGTTATTATGCCAGTAAATCTTTTTGTACTTGATCCTTTACGGTCTTGCCGAACCAATAGAACTTACTGTTCCTATGCTTACCAACACCTGATACAACGTCCCTCTCTGGGAATGTACCAGCCGCTACTCGATGATGTAACCCACGTTTCTTTATACCATAGATCATACAAATATCACCGACACTCATATTACTATTATCAGATACATGTGTCAACCATTTAAAATCAACTGGTTTATTGTTCATGGTTTATCACCGAATGCTTCCTGATATAACAGTTCTATAGTCTGCTCGTCCATCTTCTCATAGAATGCAGCTAATACAGAATACAGGTAGTTGCTATCATTCACACACGAATCATACACATCATCAACGACCATCATTCTCTTGTCTTCAATGTGGATGTGAGCATCGTTCTCAAGTTCTTCAACAGCATCCTCTACAGGTGTTTTAAGCTCAATGTCCTGAGCAAATACCTCAATGATAGAACCAGAGCCTTTATACTCGTCTATTATAGTGATCTTGTCTATAGGTGACTCAACCAACCCATTATCTGTGTTGATTGACATGATATTGTAATATTCACTATTATAATATACGCCATCACCCTTAACTAAATCTTTATAGCCATCTTCTATATCTGCCATGGTCATCATGCACCCCATATACCAAGAGCAAATTGTTCTAGTTCTTCATCTGTCATGTCTTCTAGGATTTCATACTGTACCAGATAGAAGGCAGCTTGTAAGGCTTCTGTATCAGCCTCATTTGTAAAGAAACTAGCCAGCCTACTAATCAAATCGTGTCTGCTTCTTTGTGTATTAATACTCATGATTACACCACCTGTATATCATAGTTTAATTGATCCAATGTCAATACATAAAACAAGTCTAGCTTAGTAACAGAACCAAAAGAATACGCAATGTCTTCCATTGCTGTCTCCTCACCTGTACCATAAAAGAAACCTGTATATGATTCATCTGTCATTTGTTCTTCCATAATATCATCGTCTGAATCCCAATATCTAATGCGTATTGGTTCTTCACCTGACTCTGGTACATATACTGATGACCGCCGTACTAAACTCTTTGCTCGTTCAATATTCATATATCCCCCAATCGTTTCTAAATTCATACAACCCACCCCATAGATCAGTAGATTCACACTCAGGATCAAAGTGTATCATAGTACACCCAAGACCCATAGCCCTTTGTGCAATATAATATAACCATATCGGCAAATACTCGTGGTTCTTATCAACCACCACAATTATATTACCGACACCCTTGGCTATAACGTATGGCTCAAGGTCTTCAAGGTAACTTTCTTTAGGACAATATGACAACGGTATACTGAATATCTTTTCTATGCTCATAACCATTCCTGCAAGTTGCAATCTACCTTGCAACCATCAGCCATGTAGAAGTCTACTGTATGCTCGTTACCCTTTGCATCAGTACCTACCACCTTTAATATATTAAACGCTGGTGTACCACCACCAGCCTCAAATTCCTGCACATGAATCTTAACGTCTGCCATGTTATGTACTGAATAATTACTCATTGTACCACCTCGTTTAACCATGCTCTAATCTTAGACATACCATCAGCAGATATTGTCCATGTTGGTACACCAGCATCAATATTCAAACCACTATCGCCATCTAGTATAGTGCTGATGTAATACTGGAATGTACGTTGACCATACTCAGTGTGCATATATCGACCATCATAAAATGTAATGAAATCCTCGTCTGTGACTGCTGTCCAAGGTTGACCTGTAACGCTGTCGGTAATTCTTAATACATTATTCATCATCATTCACCAAATCATTAACCACATTCTCGACAAATTCCATCATGTCACCAATAGCCTGAAATAACTCGTCATCAGTAACATCGTCGCGTATAGCCTCTAATGCTATTATGTAATCAGCCGCAGCATCATTAAGTTTACTAGCTAGTTCTTTATCCATCACACCAACCCCATAGTAGCTTCATACAAAGCTAACAGTTCATCATAAGTAATAACATCACCATCAACAGCCGCATTAATGTTATCTACCGCAGTTTTAATCATTGTATTAATGCCCATCAGCCCACCATCATCTTAAGTTTCAATTGTGGCACAGTGTGTTCAATTCGTGTGCATACATCGGTGTCCGCATCAATGTGCCATACTATGTCATGGCTGTAAACAGAACCAGTCTCGGTATAGATACCTTCAACCTCGACCAAGCGGGTGTTACCTTTCATGTTATCAGCCATTGTGCCTTTCCAGCCATTAGCTAATTGTATTCTCATGCCTTTCTTTAATTCATTAGTTTTCATATCAATTCTCATTTAATTATTATCGAGCCTGTATCTTAGCACAGGTAATTTTTATTTGTTCAACTTTCTTTCAGGACTCATAGATCACTCGCATCCATACAATACCCGTCTTGTCTAGTCATTGTATACACACTCCACTATTTTAATGTGCTTATATCTACCACCATCAACAGCATCAAGTAAAGCAGCCTCACAATAATCATGTGACGGGAATTCTATCTGCTGTACCTGTCCTGTATACATCACCACCAACAACACCCACATTAGATGCCCCACTCACCCAAATTATAATCATGACCACGACTAGCACCACTATGTAACAGACAATGCTCTAATTGAGTCAGCATAGCCTTAGCCTTGCTACCAGTCCAGCCATCATACTCACATGATTGATAATCAAGGCAGTCAACTAGCTTTAACATAGCACCATCACTATACCCAGCAAACAAGTCTAAATTGCGTATGTTTATCCTGCCTCGTCTACGTGTCTCGTCATATCGTGTATTAACGCTTTTAACATTAGCCGACCATAATGCCTTTGCTACATTCACAATCATAGTGTAATCACCACTATCTGTACGCCTACGCCCACCTAACTCAACACGACAAACATACTCATTCGCCACCGCTAATACGTGTTTTTCACTAACCAACCATGCACTCATATTCTTGCTCCACTACATACATAAGGTTTCTCAATAGCCACATGACAATCGCCATATAACGCCAGCTTATTCATATCACCACCCGTTATTAATTCGACAGCCTTCTCTATAGCTCGCTTCTCAGCCTTAGCCTCAACAGATCGACACGAATAACCACCACCATCTTTTCTGTACAACGTGACCCTGAATGTATCGCTCACACATCACCCATATAGTGGAAAGTCCATATCTGCTCAGTACCCACCTGAACCAATGGCTGCTCACGCTCTGCCCTAACTAGATCAGCCTTAGATCGACTGATCTTGTAATCGCGACAATTAACCGCATCGCCATTGATCGTGATTGATCCAGCCACACTGATAACATTGCCAGTCTTAGGCGGATAATATACCTCGCCTATAACCCTGTTGTTCCTGTCTAATAGTGCCGCCCTGTTCATGCTATCACCTCGTTAGATAGAGCAACAAAACCCAAGCCCTTCAAGTACGCGTTAAGCTCTGTATTGCGGTTTTCTATCTCGTTCATTTCAGAGAATACACGACACACAATATCTAACATATAGTCATCTAGCTTAGCGATATCAGTAAACTGTCTGCTGATGTTGTTGTACTTGACTGCCACACTGCCATGCTCTGGGCATGTATGTACATCAATGTGCCGCACCAAATTACCGACCTTAATAGTTCTTTGTAAAATCATCATATCACCTCATTCATTGATTAAAATTAATAATACATCATTGCATTATTATCGTGACCACTCGTTTAAATGGTCACTGTAATAACTTAACGTGCTTTTAATATACACCGCCTTAAATTGCAATCAGATAGACTCTCAAAGTGACAGCCCACAGTATGCCACTCAATCCAACCATTACTATCGATTGTACCCTTTACACCATCACAAATAAATCGTTTCATTATATCACCAAATAATTTTCATAAAGAGACTTACTAGCCAGATATGCCTGTTTTTGCTTAGACACATTTACCCAGTGCTTACTGATAAATGTACTGCGACTAGCAGACACCTCCCTATAATTGTGTATTGATACATCAACACTAAGCAAATCATTAAGCTTATACTGTTGGCAAATCATATTATCAAATAACTCTTTTCTATATTCCATACATCACCTATTAATCAAGATTGATGCTCTATCATTACAATAGAGCAACATACAACCTTCATTACAAACCGTCATCATCCTCATAGAAAGTTATACCGCAAGCACCAAAATCAAATCCGTCGGGGAAGGTTAATATTTCTGCTGGATAGTCTTCGTTCATTGACCACGTACTAACATCATATTCCATAGCAGCATTTACACTATCAATATCTTTAAACCAGTGAACAGACGCTGAGCCGTCACCGTTGTCACTAACCAAACCATAAATTTTTATCATACATCACCTCATTCATTGATTAAAATTAATAACACTAGAATTAATGCTATTAAGTTTAATCGCCATCCTTGGCAATAAATCACCTTACCACTTGCCCTTATTGTATAGATCGTTATGATGTCCGCCAATATACGCAGCTAAACATACGTCTATATCATCAAAGTCCTTATGGCTGCTGGTAAAGTCCTCGTAAGCATTGATAATAATACTAGATACCGTTCCTATATCAACGCGCCTAAAGATATAACCATGCTTTCTTGATATCCTGTCCGCGACAATATCACTGGCAGAAAATATAACCGCGTTTTCTGCATCAATATCAGCCTGAACAGCGTCATAATACACCGCCTGAGCCTCTTTTAACAGCCGTATAGAATGTTCTAGCTCGCCCACGCCATACCAGCCGCGAAGCTCTAATAATAGCGTTCTATTCGCTACATCATCAACACAATACCTAACGTCTGCATGGTCATGCATCAGCTTATTAGATTGCATCATTACGCTTTCAATAGATAACATTTTAAAACCTCATTATTAAACGATGTCGAATTAACATCAATAATAGCACACTACGTACCATTATTGATGCTCTATCATTACAATAGAGCAACATCACCTATTTGTATCTAATGCTAAACTTGCCCACTTCTATCAATACCGCCTCGACCTGATTGTCTAGGTAGTTCAACCCATTGATTAAACTTACCACTTCACTAGTCGTAGCATTGCTAATCAATACCGAATTACCATCAGCCGCAAGATTAACCCTATACTCTTTTGATGATAGATACTTTGCTAAATTGTCCATTTTAAAACCTCATTATAATAACACCCACAATTGAGCATTGATATAGATGATAATTAAATCACCTATAGCGATAATCAATAGAATCTATCTGGTAATGCCTCTGGATTATCCCAGTAAAAAGCCTCCATTTGATCTAGGCTAAAATTATCCAAGTCTAACTCACCATTATCACATAATGGCATATCTTTGTAGCTCATAATTGCACCTGAAATAATGCTAACACTATTACACCAGCACAAAACACCGCACCGACCAAATTAATCATTAATTCTCTATACATTTTAAAACCTCATTATTTGATTAAAATTAATAACACTAGAATTAATGCTATTAAGTTTAATCGCCATCCTTGGCAATATAACCCTATACTAGATTGATGATAGAATCCATTTTTATATTGAATACATCACCAGCACCACCAGCACCACCAGCGCGAAACTCACTCGCTAAACAGCGTTCTTTTACTGTATCTCTATCAATAACAGCACCATTACATGTATATTCTGTAATGGTATTAAAACTAGAATTAAAGCTATTACACCTTAATTGAAGCGTATCCTTAACACGTATCAGGAACGGAAATATCGCCCACTCGCCATACTTTAAACCCTGATTTTCTGCTGGTAAATCACCAGCTTCTCTTTTTACCACTACCTTACTAAGATTGTCGTAATCTATCCCTAGGCGTGTTTGAAATGTGCTAGTTTTTATTATTGCATCCATCCCTTTTCTAGTCTTCATTACCCTAGACGTGGTGATAGTCGCAATTTGACCTTTCTTTGACAGAATACGGCTCATTAGCACTTCATTGTTCATTTTATAACCTCATTATAATTGTATTAATAATTGACAATCAATTATTGCTATGGATACCCACAAAGATACCCATAACACTAATAAATCACATCCTAACAACAAATCCGCTTACATCCTTTTTAGCCTTTCCTTTAGCGTATAACGCCACAACACCCGCACCATCTAAAAAGCGCAAGTCCGTTTTGTCACCGTCAAGGGTGCGCATACCATCAAACATAGATGGAATATTACCCACCTTATCAAACACCACTGCAAAACGCTTGAATACTGGATTCAGTTTTGCCTTAGTGTATACATCAATAAACTTCTCTACACCACTATAAGAAAACGTCAAATCGTAATTTGAAGGAATCCCATTGCGAGTAGGTATTTTAGTATAATCATAAAATTGTACATCTTTAAAGTATTCCATAATATTAGAGTAAATTACACCATCAAACAAAAAGGCGTACTTCTCCCACTGTATATCACTTGTACCATTAAGGCGTACCACTGGAATCAATCCCAGTCTTTTGGCGCGTGTTATCAGTCTTTTTATAGACTTTACCATATTGATGAAAAATATGGCTCTATCATTAAACCACATAGTAGTCTTTGACAAGCGCGCCAATTGTACATTAGAAAACGCACCTCTGCCTGCCGTATTAAGGCAAGGTTCAGCACATCCAGCTAATAAGGCAAATGGACATACATCACCGAAACCACCACCATCACTAGGAGTGAGATAGAGTATTCCTGTAAGATAGCCTTGTGCCTGACCCTTTACGGTCTTGGCATCAGCACTCATGGATAGCATCATTTTATAGCTCATTTTATAACCTCATTATAAATTATTACCTATACATCATTAAAACAATGACATAGGCAATAATCCCTAAAATCTAGGCATTATTGCGCCATCTGTCACATGGCTTGAGGTATAAAAATTCCGTATTGTTAAAGAGCTTAATTTTACACAAGACTTTCTACAAGGCGTAACTATGCCTATACACGAACTATCATTGTGTGATAGATTCCACGGCAAGGCTATACTCTTGCAACTCATAGACACTACTATAGTGCTATGGCGTGGGGCTATCATTAGTTTTTAAAGAGCTAGTTCAAAACTTCTGAACTAGAGGACTTACAGTTTAGCACAATGACAACTTAAAGCAATTTTATCGTTTTTACTGTACCGCACACAGGATCTAATTGTGTATAAGTGCTTGAATTATAACAAAAAGTATTTTTATGTGTGTCCGCAATGATTGCGAATCACTTTTAATATAAAACTGTATAATGCCTTATAAAACAGTGTGTTAGCGCGTTATTGTGTGTTAGAGTCAGCATCCTGTTCTCGTTTTGTTCTCTATTGGCGCGTGTATTGTCGCCATAAACAAGTAGTAAGTGATTTTAGTCTCTTAGCACGATTATAAGCACGTTTCAGCACTTAGCAATACCATAGTAGCCATAAACGTATAACAGGCGTTAAAACGCAATTTTAACGCCTTGGCGCGCGTTTGCACAAGCACAAGCACAAGCACAAGCACAAGCACAAGCACAAGCACAAGCACAAGCACAAGCACAAGCACAAGCACAAGCACAAGCACAAGCACAAGCACAAGCACGCGCGTAGCAATAAACGTGCCAATTGCTAATTTTAGCCATTTTTTGGCACGTTTTGAAAATAGCGTTTTTTGCCGTGGTAGCACGGTTTTGTACTAGGTAATGCTACGGTATAGCAAAACCGTAAAAACGCCTTAAAACGCAATTTTAATGCCTTCCTGATCTAACGTGAAAAGACACTATTTCGGGTGTTTTTACGATATATCTTTACATGGTGTTGATAATGTGGTTATGGTTTTGTGAAATAAAGTATTGACATGGTTTTAATAATGTGCTATATCATGCCAAGTTTTGCACGTTGTATTGTTCCACATGGAACAGTGTTCTGCACTGTATTGGTGCGGTGTAAAGTTTGTGCTGAACGGTTCTGCACTGTATTGGTGCGGTGTTCCACGTGGAACAGTACTAAAAGTGGGAATTTTTGCGCGTTTGCACTGTATTGGTGCGGTGTTGCACTGTATTGGTGCGGTGTTGCACTGTATTGGTGCGGTGTTGCACTGTATTGGTGCGTGTGAGCGGGAACGCGAATGGTAATGGTAATGAGAATGGTAATGAGAATGGTAATGAGAATGATTCGTATTCGTATAGAAAAGTTCGATTCTGGCTCAAACTCTTATTCTCGTAACTATTTTTCTACACAATTTTCCAGTACATTTCGAATTTTTTTCTACACAATTTTCCAGTACATTTCGAATTTTTTTTCGCAGAAATTTTCAGTACATTCCGAATTTTTTTTTCGCAGAAAATTTGTGCCCAGAGGAGCGAAGTGAACTCCTTGGGGAGCGAAGTGAACTCCTTGGGGAGCGATGGATATCTAACAAGAAGTGCTGCACTGTGTTGTACAATGCAGCACATGTATCGAGGGTATGGGTGATTAATCGAATATAGCCACGACATCATCTTCATTTACAATAAAGAATGTGTCATCATTAACGTTTGTGGTAGTTGCTTCGTTCTTCTTAGCTAGTTGCCAATTAGGTAGGATGATATCGCCTTCTTTGACGAATATGCACCCAGCCCCTACTGCTAGTACTCTACCTTTTGTTACTTCTTTTGGGTCAGCACGGGACAGTACGATACCGCCCTCGGTGATCATTTCTTTTTCGAGCATTTCTACTACGATGTTTTTGTTTATTGGTTTCAGGAAGTGTGCCATATTAATCTCTTAGTAGTTTAGGTGCGGATTCGCCATCATGAACGTAGTCTTCTGCGATGGTGTATGGGTTATCGGCGATACCGACATTTCTGTTGTGTACTAGTACATTATCCTCATAGAAGTTAATTAGGTATCCGGACGGGGTATCCATTATTTCGGATCGTTTATTATTGTGTTGGTACGACATTGGTTTCATATATTGCCTATGATATCATATTAATAAAACGGTTCAGTACGACTCTATTAGTAGTTCTTTGTTTTGAGAACTTAGTAAATGAGGATACCAGACCACGGGTTGTTGCATTTTCTTTCACTTTTAGTTCTGCATCTTCAGCTGTATCCATGCCATCAGCTCTTAGTAGGTAGTATTCATCGTAACCGGCGGTAGTAACGACTTTATAGTTATCTCTTCGGAACTGTGCTTTAATAGCATCATGATCAATTGTATCTGGGAACAGATATTCAATCGCTGATATTGATCGTCTATCCACGACATAGAACCCTATTATATTACACTTTGTGATGGACTTCAACAGTTTAAGGTAAGCTGATGTGACTAGTCTACCAACATGCGGAGATTTAATAGTTTCTTGGTGTTTTGATTTTGGGTCGCGTATCACGAGTGCTTTAAATGTGTCGGGGTCGGGGTCGATACCCAGACCTATTCTGTCTATTCCATCGTTATAGTGTATGGATCTGTTACCATCTGATTCGCCATCCGTGAGGAACACTGTGTTAACGATTTGCAGATTATAGTCTTTTTTAAACTTTGGTACTACTGTCATTGCAGTTACTATAGCGGCATTTAGTGGAGTACACCCCAGAGAGAACCATTTAGGAGCTGATTGGTACTCATGCATGTTTCTTGATAAGATAAGCAATGATTGTACGGCATAGTTATATTCTCTCGTGGTCATTTTATTCGATAGGATGTTCAGCATATTAACTGACGAGAATATTTCCAGATCCCCGTCTTTGTGTTTTTGTTTACTTTCAGCACATCTATCGGTAAATGCGTATACCTCGAATGGTATATTAACTTGTTTGCAGAACATGACCAGATTGAGCAATTGTTTAACGGTATTATGCAGTGTATTCTGCATAGAACCTGACCAGTCTATGAACAGCACTAATCCATGAGATTTACCATTGGGCACGACCGCTAGTTTCTTGAACACGTCATCCGCGAACTTATACGAGAATATAGCATCCATATTGAGTTCACCGGTTTTGGCGACAGAAGCACGTTTTAGTTGTTGAGCATTCTTTTTCAGTTCGAACTCTTTCACTAGGTATGCCACGACTTTCTTTGATTCTGTTCTGAAAGTTTGGTACAGGTCATTATTCAGCACTAATCGTTGTTGATAATGTTCTCGGTAGTATTCTGGGTGTATTAGATCGACATATGTGCGATAGTTTCGCCACACGATTTTATGGTCTACTATTACTTTATCCATATCCACGGTTGGTATATTTCCGTAGTAGTATTCAAAATTAGCCTCTGAGTATAGTTGTTCTTGGTTTTTTCGTAATGCGTTATCGGTTTCTGACTCTACACGTTTTTGATAGTCGCCTGATTCACCATCGCCATCCCCATCACTTTCTTGTTCCTCTCCTTCATCATCATTTGGATTGGTGGGTTCTTTATCTTCTATTTCGAGATAATCCATCACTTTTCTTGCTACTATTAGCACCTCATCTATTGTGGTACAATTCAAGATCTCTTCCATCAGGTCTTGTTCTATTGTTGTGATGAAATCTATACCACTATTAACACCGAGCTTTATGTACATATTAGCTCTATCGATGAAATTTAGTTCATTGATATTAGTATCTTCTGTGCCGAAGAAGTTTCTCTGGACAAGATCATTATAGCCTATGATGAATGGTTGTTTTAGTCCTGGATATTTGGACTTGATCATTTTTTCTATACGAGCATCTTCTATCACATTTAGCACAGAGAATGTGATGTCTAGTTCTTTAGATCGTGTAAGGAGTTCTGGTGGTGTGAACAGTGCATGACCGACTTCATGGCCCATGAACAGATCATATAATTCTGGGATAATCTTATCGTCTAGTATAGGTATTGTTAGAATACGGTTAATCACATCGAAAGATGCTGTTCTAACTTTACGTTGTTCAACGATAAGATTTTCTGATGCCATTAATTTGGCGAGGATTGATTTGGACTGTACTAATTTCATATATCACCGATAGATTCATAATGTATGGGTTATTATACCATGTATTAGCACAGTGTCAAGTTTTATGGTAGTAGGTCTGGAAATGCTTCTTTAATGAATTCATAATCTAGACCAGGAACACCTAGATCTTTGTTAAAGATACCCATGACCACTTCTGCTTCTCTTGGTTCAATTGCTTCCAGAAACTGTGTTAATAGTTCTTCTCTTCGTTGTGGTGTTAGTTGTTCTGCTTGTGGGTGACCTTTTTGGAACAGATATAGTCTACGGATTTCGGTAGACAGTTGTGTAGATGCCATACCAGGAACCACATCTTTCGGTACATATTTGTGTGGTACTTCTTTGATCAGCCAATGATGATCTGGGTGATAAGCAAGTACAAACACATCAACGAGAGTTTTAGAGAGATTCTTCTCTACCACTTTCATCTTATCATGACGGGTTGGCGCATTTTCGATTTCGTCTAGCACTTCATAAATATTTTTCATTAAAATTCATCCATCACTGATATAAGGTTTCGTAGTTTATATTGAACCATATAGTCCAATAGGTGTTTTCTTGGTGCAGGTTTTGTTTCTTCGTAGCATTTGATGATATTCTGTTTAATATGTGTTGGTATAAAAGACAGGTCTATCATCTGTTGGTTTCGTATAAAGTTATTCTTTTGTGTTTCATCTTCCCATTCTGTATGGTTTTCGTACAGAAGTTTCTCAAGGATGCCTTTTGTCACTGATTTCTGTTTAATATCCATAACGAACGTATCACTTGGCGATAGCACATTTGGTACACCATCGCCACGATCGCCGCGAATAATCTTCTCTTTAAGTTCTAGAGTAGGGTTTTCTGATTTCAGGAACTTCTTTTGCATTGGTGAGTATTGCTTAACGTTTTTGTGGCTATGCAATTGCAGAAAGTCTTCATCACCGGATAGTATTAGTATCTTTTGTGTTGGTGCGTGTCTTGGTACCAAAGTCCCGATGATATCATCTGCTTCGGCCATATCCACATCGATCACCTTGTATGGGAAATAGTCTTTAAGTTCTTGTCTGAACTTGGTCATCATTTCAAACACAAGTTTCCAATCAAGGTCTGATTTAGCACGAGATTTTGCTCGACACGCTTTGTAGTATGGGAACTCGGACTTGCGCCAATACGTTCTGTTATCACAGCAAATGACCACTTCACCATACTCTTTGAATGTTTTCACATGTCCACGTATCATATTAAGTATCATATACCGAATATCATTTTCGGTGGGTTTGCTCAGATTCTTCGGTGATATTTGTGGCATGATACCCGATATTAGTATCTGGTTTAGATCAATTAATAACATAATATACCTTACTCAAAAATAGAATCAAAAAATATGTCTGATGTTGTGGTTTTCCTTCCGATGATACCATAGAACCCACACTTTATTAGGTGCTCTAGGTATACTACGGGGTCCGCTAATATAGCATCGAAACAGTCTTCGATCACCATAACACCGTCTTCGTTTGGTTCTATGAACACTATCTCATAGTTCTTACCAAGTTTAGAACCTCCAACGCTTTCGCCTGGATCTTTGTATGTGAATGTTTCTATGTGTGTATGTTCATCCAGTTCTTCGTGCGGTGAAAAGATAAACCCATCGTATGGGGTTTCTGCCAATTTTCTGATGTTGTCGAGTAGACTCATACTGCTCCTATAGTTTCACATGAATTAATATTATAACTCATATGTTGGTATTTGTCAACAAATTTACACATATTCTATGTGTTATAAATAGTTATAGGCCACGATATTAGAGTATCCGCCTATTCTAACACTTTCAAGGAGCATCAGCATGAATATATATACGATATTATCGAGTAAGCCACACAACACACATTATCTAATTAGATACATAAATTTCATTAATAGTCGAGACAATAATAAAACTGGATACACAGAAAAACATCATATTTGCCCAAAAGCAATGGATCTATTTCCTGAATATGATAATCTCAGAAGGAATCTATGGAATTCTGTTGTACTAACAGCAAGAGAGCACTTTATAGCCCATTGGTTGCTATGGAAGGCATTTCCAAAAACTACTATGTCAACAGCGTTCATATTAATGGGTAGAAAGAATTCCAATCGTTTAAATAGTAAATCTTATCAATCATTAAAAGAAGAATATTCGATAATAAATAGTGAATCTCAAATAGGAAGTTATATGTGCCTGATTTATGAGGGCATTCTTGGCACTAATAGTTAGAGTTTATTCTTTATGTGTGATTTGTGGATTCGGCAGCTAATTTGTCCGTTATAAAATTCGTCACTTTCGAGGACTTTTAATAGGAACTGTTCGCTGGCCTCTCTATACGTACACTCCGCTTTCGATGTGCAGTAGAATAATATTTCGCGAGTAAAGTTTTCTTCCCCGTGTGTCTTAACGTCATTCTGTAATTCTAAAGATGATGACCAATATGTTTTCCAATCGGATTCCACTTGTTTCTTTATCTTTTTCTTCTTTTTCGCACCAGATTTTAGTGTTACTGTTTTAATAGATGTTTTTGTGAAGTGTGATAGCTTCTTACCGATATACTTCCGGTTGTTAGTCAGATTTGTTATAAGATACACAAACCCGACACAATCAGGAAGTACTTCGACAGCATCACCGTTGTATAACCACATCAAATATCCAATGGTTTTTTAGATATGATCATATGTCGATTTTTAAATTTTTCGTCTTTACCGAATGAGTTTTTTAAATGTTTGTGTATGTTGTCATTGTTAGTTTTATGCAGCCGTTTACCATCGAAATGATATACATGGTGACCATCATCCAATGCTTTATGTGTTAAATCCCTCCACATATCATGACCAGTTGTGAATTGCTCTTTAGATGTTACTAGAGGCAGTCCACTATGCTCCATATGATGATATATTACAGCTTTAGCGTGTCCACGAGGCAACTTTCCGCCTTTAACTCTATCAACTTCAGATTGAGTATTGTGCTCAAATGGCAAGGAGTTTTCGTGTGCATTATGGTGCTTTATTACTGCTCTATGAACGAGCTGTTTTTCAACATGATCATTAGTCGAAATGTGTATATTAGTACCATGAGTTTTGGTATGTATTTTTACTCCAGGAACATCAACTTGATATGTGTGTTCTGGGTCGTTATGAGTTAGCTTATAGTTGTGTTTTCTGGTATTGATGTCAGAATTAACAATCGAATACGGAGATCCGATGTCCTGAGACATTTCCCAAATAAATTGTTTATAAGTTTTCATATTCTTTTATTTTGTCCATTATTGTTTGTTTGTCGATATCGGTTCTATACATCTTGATTATTGAGCAATATTTGTTTTCCGTAATACCACCAATAACAATAGAATTCACTATACCAATGTTCCAATCTATATGACTAGCAAAAAACCTACCATTGTTTGTAAACACACATGGATAATCGAACTTACATAAAAATCTATCACATGAGTTGAATATTTTTGTGTTCCATATGTTTTTACTTAAATCTACATCACATAGCCAGTAGTTATTTACATATTGCATGAATTCTATTGTTAATAAGTCGAAATTAGGAATAAGTTTAATGACATCATCTAAACTTATTCCGTTCACTAAGCTATATTCAGTCCCAATCTTCTTCAATTTCCAATTCTTCCTCTACAAACTCTTCGTCATACTCTTCTATTAACTCACCACAGAACGGGCAGTGTACTGGGATGTCTTTAGAAACCATTTCTGCTTGATATGTTATACTGAAATATGAATCGCAATTAGAGCACTCCTCTTTTATGTTTTTCTTTGTCATGTGCATATGTTATGTTGTTTATCCGTGACATGCGATACATTCTCCTTTACTAACATTCACACCCGATTCTGAACGAATATAGTATAAACCTTTGATATACGGGTCCTTGAACGCCATTTTGTGCACTTCGCTAATATATTCTTCGTCTTCGTCCGCCGAGAAGAACAGATTGATCGATTGCCCCTGATCTATATATCTCTGTCTAGCAGACGCTAATCTAATTATTTGTTTCTGGTCAATTTCAAATGCTGTCTTGAATACCGATTTCTCGTCATCAGTTAGCCATTCAACGTGTTGAACCGATCCGTTATGTGATATAATATCTTTCACGGTCTCATCGGAGTATACATCACGATCTTTCATAAGATTTAGCAATGTCGGGTTAACTCTATCCATTTTACCTGCGGCAGTATTTTGCACATACGCATTCTTGTAGATTGGCTCAATGCCCTGCGATACGGAGCCACATATCAGTGCCGATGATAGATTTGGTGCTATAGCGATTCTATGGGTGTTTCTAACCCCATACCCTTTACACCAAAAAGGTTCACCAAATTCAGTAGCCATCCATTGTGATGCTCGTAGAGTCTCATCATGCAGGTGCTTGAATATTTCTGTATTCTTGTAATATGCATCCATTGATTCAAATGGAATGGAGTGTTCTTGTAGGTAAGTATGGAAACCCAGCATACCCAAACCAAGTGCTCTACTCTTTTCGGCGAACCTTACTACCTTTTCCATTCCTTGTGTTCGCTTACCTATTTCGATCAGGTCTTGGTTAACACAATCAAGAAACACAGTTGCATTGAATACTGCATCGGTGTCTTTCCATTCATCGTATAGAGAAGCATTCATAGAAGATAATACACAAGAAAACGAGTGATCTTCGTCTGAAAATAGCTGAACCTCAGAGCACAAGTTTGAAGCTTTTACCGTTAGATTTTTATCTTTATACATCTTTGGGTTTTGTGAGTTCACTTTATCAATAAATTCAAAATACCCCTTTCCTGTGATCATCTTCAATTTTAGTGCTTTTTGGTACCGATCAATAGCATCTTTATCACCAGCATCTAATCTATCAATGAACTTATTAGTCACAATCCATCCAATATTAGCATCATCGGGATTCTTTGTGATAAAATTCACTAGTTCAAAGAAGTCGCCATGATCAATTTCAATGTATCCTGCCCATGCACCTCTGCGTTGAGAACCCTGGCTAATATCTCTTGACATCTGCACAAAGTCCTTAAATACAGGAAGAACACCAGATGCCGAACCTTTTAGTCCTGTAATCTTAGATCCTCTTGGCCTAATACCACCAAGATAGCTAGATGTACCAAAACCGTTTTTAGACAGGATAGCATTTTCTTTTTGTGCGTCATAGAACGCATATACAGAATCGCCTACATAATTTCCAGAACAACTCACTGGACAACCGACACCGGTGCCCATATTGGACAACACGGGCGTTGATGCTGCTAGATGACCATTCCATAATAGGTTATAGAACTTTTCTTGCCATTCTGCTGGTGTTGTTGTGTATGATGCTGCATGTTTAGCCACTCGTGTATACACCGATTCTAGGTCGGGATATTTCGTAGAAAGGTAGTTCTCCTTCAGCATCTGCCACGCAACCGTAGTCACCCAATTGGGCAACCTACCTTGTTCTTGAAGACGTTTTCGTTCTTCACCGAGTTCATCGTATATACTTACGTCTTTTACCATTTGAATTTAGCCTCTACCCAATTTCTATTATAGTCATTTCCAGTAGAACTGAAAAAATCATGAAGTGTACTACTCTCTATATCTTTGTAGAACCACTTTGCTATAGGATTATACGTTGGTTTGAATATTCCTGCGAATCCTAGATTTTCTAGACATATATCAAGTCTTGATTCAACAAAGTGTTTCAATTGGTTTTCGGTAATACCTTTGATGTGACCCTTTTCGAAGATTTTGTCGATAATGATCGATTCATGTTCTAGGATAACTCTGGCGGTATCTTCTAGTTCGTGGACTAACAAGTTACGTTGTGCTGTTGGTAATTGACCATCAGCCTCCGCTTCTTCGAGCAGCGTTCTGAACAACCACGCACCAGCTTGACTGTGTATAGTTTCTTCGATAGCACTAAAATTGATACCAGCATTAACATTTATGAGTTTATTCTTTCCAGCACTATTAAAGTGTTTCAAGAATGCAAAACTAGAATAAAGTATAGCACCTTCGATCATCGAGAATATACCGACAGATTTTAGTATATCGTATACAGTATCGCGTTTTTCTGTGCGTTTACCGATCCATGCCATGCGATTAGAAAGAACTTCGTCCTCTTTATATGAGTTGTAGAATTCTTCGTTATCAAGACCCAGCACTTCATTGATTTTGTTATAGAATGGTGCATGGACACCAATTTCTACGTAAGAGAATGTTGCTGCCATTCGTTGTATGTCTGGTCTAGGGAAAACCACGGACACATAGTTTTGCCAATAATCATTACCTACATTCAGTTCGTATAGAGTGAACAGTTTTAGTGTTGAAATAACACCGTGGTATTCTGCTTCTGTGCAATTGGTCTTCAGATCATGAAGATCTTTCTCAACTTCAATTTCATCGGGTAGCCAGAAAATTTCAGCTTGCTGTTTAGCAAATTCTATTGCTACCGGATAATCGGTGATGTATTCCGATTTCGGGGTCAAAATCCTTATTGCCATATTATAATCCTATCAGTAAATTCGTGTGGTGTAGTATGTAGTTACTTGAAATCTGGGTGATCTACCAGTATTGTTTTGATATCTGGTGTTGTCCAATCATGAGGTTTTAGTATTTTACCATCTTCACGTCTTAATACGGTGCCATCATCAGAAATTTTCGCCAGATTACTTCTCGCAACTTCGTCCCAGATTTGTTGTTGTGGTAATTGCATGGTGTGTTCTAATCCTTCAACAACCCATTTAAGATCAGCACAAGCATCAGCGATTTCAACAATATTTCGTGTAGAAACTGCTAATTTCAACTCATCATACTCTTCGGCAATAAGTTTCATATACAAATCTGCTTGATCACCATAACCAACTTCAGTCTGACCACACGCTCTCATAAATTTTAAAACATCATTTCTACTAAACATTCACTTCTCCAATTATTAAATTTCTATCTTCTTCCAGTTAATCCAAGCCATTTTAGCACGAAGATTAACAAATGTATTCTTTTCTATTATATCTTGAATATCTTCTGCATCAAATCCTGCTAGGATCATATCGTTGATATCCTTTTCTTCTATCATTTCTGGCCAGATACATATAGCAAAATGGTTATCTATGGCACTTTCCATCAATTTCAATATTTCTTTGTTTCTTGGTTCGTTATCGAATACCAACACCACCTGAGTTTTGTCGTACAGCTCGGCAGCAAATTGTAAGTTAGAACTCGATATAGCGATACAGTTCTTCAGGAACAGAGAATCAATAGGACCTTCCACTACCAGTATAGGATCTTCTTCATTGATTCTATTAAGACCAAATACCTTTGGTGAGTTTTCATCTATCTTTATTGTTATATATCGTAGCTTAGAATCGTTTAGTGTTCTTCCTTGAAACCCTATTAGATTATCATCTGCATCATAGAACGGTATTACTAGCCTGGTATCATTCTCACCTAACTTCTTTTCGATACCCATATCAACATTAACAAATTTGTTGAAGTCTTCGCAATAGTATAGCTCAGACCATTCAGCTTCGGGGATCTTCCGCTTTATCACATATGCCTTAGCAAAGTGGTCGTCTGGTAATCTGTGTATCTTGGGTAGAGGTATTGCCTTTTTAACTTTGTGCTGAACAACCTTGATTGGTTTCACTGGTACATTATATGCGCCCTTGTCTTTGTATCTTTCTAGTGAATACTCTTTCAATAACGATGGGTCTACTTGTTTCAGCAGGTTATAGAAGTTTGTACTAATACCGCAGTTATGGCACATATAGAAATAGTCATTATCTTTCTTGTACACGAATCCACGTGCCTTGGTTTTGTCTCTTGCAGAGTCTCCACACATAGGGCACCTGAATTGGTACAGATCGTCTTTCTTTTTGGTGAATCTAGATAGTTTTGCTGAAATTCGAAGAAGGAATGTTCTATCGATGTAAATGCTCATAATCAGTTGTCCTTGAGTTGTATATTTCCATTATACCCATGCAACGTAGTTATGTCAAGTTATTTAAATATACCCAAATGGTTTAGTAAGAACACGAACCCTGCCGCACCACCAATTAACAACCATCGCCAGTTTTCTAATGCTGACAATCTATCAGAAATAGCTCTGCTCTGTGTTGATGATATATCTGCATGTTCCTTGATCTTTTCTTCTATTCGAGTCTCCATGTCTTCTATCTTGGCGACTATTTCTCGTGTATTATCTGCCATTTTACTATATAGGTCCCTTACATCAGTTAATGTCTCTTTATTACCATCTTCGAGATGATTTATTCTTGAATCATGTACTGCTAATAATCTAGTTACTTCTGATGATGCTTTTGCTATTTCTGCAACAGTGTTATCTATTTTGTATACTACTGTACGTAATACCGCAACTTCAACGTTAATGTCACTTTGCATTGTCTAGCTCCTTCTGTTGCCTAACCCAATCTTGCAGGGCCTTTAGTTGTTCAACTACTTCGTAATATGTGCCGTAGTTTCTGCTGACGTTTTCGGCAACACCAGAGAGTTTAATGTCGGTGGGGGTGTCATTAGCAATTCCGGTGGATTCGGGAACTTCATTTTTTGCGGCAGAGTTGAGCAGCTCGACAAAACCGTTATTGATAACACACTTAGCATCAGAAGCTTTATTGATGTATTCAGGTACTTTCTTAATAATAACATTAGTTTTTCCTTTGACTATTTGAACTCTATCAACATATTTAGTAACCACTTGTGTAGTTATTTCAGCGGCGGCAAGTTCTTGCTTTGCTATTTCTGATTGCATCTGAAGTACTTTTATTTGCCATGCTGCTTCGTTGGTAATAGCACCGACCATAAACACACCAAATGTGAATAGTGCAACAGATAGATATTTTAATGCTAATCTATATGTTATCGGTATTAGTATACCGAACGCGAATGCTATGAATAGACCAACCATACCGAGTAAGGTTATGACATAAAATATCCATTGTGGCAGAAATTCTAAAATAAACATATTGTTACCCAGCCCTCATCGGAAAATTTATAGCATTTGTGTTCTTTAACAATTACGTGGACTTTATCGAATTCGGATAATATCCAGTTAGATAGACTGCAATTGTCTATCCCAACTATCCTAATACGTATTAATCCATCTTCTGACATAGTTTTACACTTTAATTGAAATTTTGTTTCAATGCGTTCAACTACATCGGATAGAATCATTTTCTGGAGGTCATCCCAATCACAACAGGATTGCGTTTTTTCTTTCTATCGACACCTGGTTCACCTTGTGCACCAACACCGATTCCGGCAACTTGACCACCACCAGCAGTATTACCACCACCAGCAGCAGCACCCATTTCTAGAATGAAATCTTTAAACTTTTTCATAGCTTCCTTAACCTATCAGCTACACCCATATCCATTAGGATGTCGGATGAATGTATGTCTATACCATTGATACCAATTATTCTATCGGGCATCATGTTCAAATATATTAAAAACGTTTTGAGTAACCCATAATCTTCTTCATCGACTTTAAAGAACAATATTCTTGTTGTCGGCTCAGGTCCAAATACATTACTCAATAAAATTATATGGTTCAGTATAAGTCTTTCTTTCAAATCACTTATTGTATTGTATCTTCTGAATAATCTCTTGATATATTTGGTACGTCTGATATCAGATTCGAATTCGGACATTATGCATCTAGGTGCCGAATAGCACTTCAATGCATATATCTGAAAGTTGTCGTCACATAATATAGAAAACATCAGACTAATTATAGACCAGTATAGATCTGACCAGTGCTAGTATTACCAGAGTTCACATTAGCAGCAGATGCGTTTGTTAATGCAACTAAGGTTTCTTTCAAATACCGAACAGTACCATCGTTGTTGGTCTTCTTCTGAATATGAACCCATCCTGCACTAGTATCACCAATACTAGCAGTTAATGATGTATTAGCATTAGATGTTCGTGTAGTGGTAACAAGAATAGTGTCTTGGTTATATGTAGATTGTGCACTAGATGATTGTACAATAGGTTTGTCAAATTCAATACTTGCGCTGATGGCAACATTTGAAGCGACATTTTGACTTAGTGTTACTGTAGTACCAGTCACGCTTAGTACAGTTGTATTAGCGGTGAACATTCCTGGAGTACCTGTTCCATTTACGATGTTTGCACCGAAAACCGACCAACCAGCTAGGATTCCTACATTAGCAACATCAGAAGATCCTGACGCGAAAGTTAATACATTTGAGATTGCATCAGTAGTATTTGCCGCTGATGTTACTGATAAACTAACTGATTCCCTAATTTGTCTTTCTAAAGGAAATTTTGGTTTATTGATTGCTGTGTCTGTGTTACCCCAAGCTGGCATCTTATTACTCCTAATTTTTAAATTATACAACTATTTAGTTGATTTCTTATCTTCAGTTTTCTTTTCTTTGTCTTCGCCCTTCTTTTCACTACGACCTCTGGGTGAAGGATCGATCTCTACTATACCCTTGTCCTTGGTGGTGCCGTCAGGATTTTTGGGTCCTGTCATTGGGGTGCCCAAAGTGAGTACTGCTAATGCATCGGGTTTATTATCGCCTGTTGAATCTTTAGGGTCAGTTTTCTCGAATTTTGGTTTGTTACTAGATTTTGGTTTTTCTTCAGAATCTTCTAGTCTAAGTTGTTTATATATCTCTTTAATTATGCTTGATGCTCTACCAGGTGAATACTGTTCTAGTCCATGTGTAAGTCTAGCTTTATCATAATGATCTTGTTTCCATTTCTCGAAGTCACCAGTTTTAGCATGACTAATCATTTTTGCTCTAGTAACATATCTTGGATCTAATCCTTTAGATTTTAGGAACTTTCCTAGTGCTGGATCTTTTTGCCATGTTTCGTCTAGTGGATAAAATTCTTCGTACTTTTGTCCAGAAGAATCATAAGGATCATTTCTAGCTGGTCCTGTAGCTGAGGATTTAATATCTTTTAGGAACGTTTTAATTTTCTTCATCACTATTGTTTGTCCTTTAGATTTCTAATGTGCTTGGCTGCTATCTTTTTGATGTTTCTAATTGATTTCGATGCTTCGTTAGTGACGAAAGGTACGTTGTCATCGACAGGAGTTCTTGCTTCGTCTAATTCACCTTTCATTTCTGCATTTTTAAAAGCGCGTTTATTATGCACATCCATGTCGTCAGCTGATTCAGTCATTGCCATTTTAGTGGCAGTAGCATACATAACATTTTGCCAGTTCTTGCCATACTTCTTCTTGAAATCCTTTTCCTTAGACTTCATTGATAATACGATTTCTTCTTTCTTCTTTGTTTGTGCTGGTGTCATAGTTTCTTCATCGACATCAGAGAAGTCTGGTGTTGATATTGGTTTCATTGCTTCTAGTATTTTGCTAGAGAATGAAGTTTCTTCACGACTCAACACTTTATGTGTACCGGCAAAACTTTTGCTGATCTTTCTGTGGCTATCATCACCTAACTTACCAGTGGCTGCTAATGATTTTCTCTTTTCTGCGCTTTTATCTAGATATGATTTAACTGCTGATGGTTTGTCTAGTACTTCAGATATAGCGGTATTCTCTGGAGTATACTGTACTTTTGCGCTGAAGTGTTCATTATCACCGATACCTGGTGGTAATTCTCTACGAACACCATCTAGTCCATCCATGTATTTCTTATCAGCCTTTGGTCTTATTACTTTAGTCGTTTTGTGTAGTTTAATGATGTGTTGCTGGGTATTAACTTCGGCATTTTTCATCATTCTATCTAGACTAGAAACAACATCCTTTAATTTCTGGCCACGCTCACTCTCGTTTAATTCTTCGGACAGCATTGCAACTTCGTGCTTTTCAGTGTCAACCTTTTCTAATACACTATTTACTGCGTCTATCATTGATTGTGAGATTTTGTCTTTTGTGAACATTCTATCCTACCTTCTTCTTTTTGATTCTTGGGGGTGATTTGCTTAATTCATTTTCTAATGGGGTTCGCATTTTCTCTTGGTCTGTACTGTTAACAGTACCTAATTCATAACCAGTATCACCAGAAGCTAATCCTTCTAGTATTTCTTTGCGAAATTTCATGAATTGTTTCTGTTCTACTTGAGCGTTTCCAAATGCACCAGAACCTTGATTTGGTCGGTCGCTCCATGTGTCACCGATACCATCGACAGGCCTGAATTTACCACCTTGTGTATTATATTTAGGTTTTACTTTAGAGTCTTTATCTTTTTGAAAATTCGGAATTTTCTTTTCTGGACTAATCTTAAGCGAGGGCTGCGCTTGCTCGTGGTAGGCTCTATTAGAATATCCGGTATTTTGGGCAACATCACCATATTTAACATTATCGGGTTTACCTGATATGCGTACCAACTGGCATGTTGGACAATTATTATCAGACAATAGATTGCTATGTTTCTTATCTCGCCCCGCCGCTCCATTAGTAAATTTTGATATGTCCTGTTTAGTATTAGTTGGTTTACATGTGCACTCTAGAAATATTTTCGTTTTAGTACACACACGATCAATTGACTCGTTGAATTTTGTTAATGTGTCTATGTTGTCTACTACAATGATATCCTCAAACATGTCGGTATACACGCCAAGGTTTTCTTGTGCGCTACACCATCTGCTATACCTAATCTCTTCAGATAGGGTTTTGTTCAACTTAGAGTTCCTATCAATACTTATAGTATTTGTAGTATTAACAAACACCATATTTGTAGCATATCCAATCTTAGTAAGGTCTTCGTTTATCTGTGAAATTGTATCTATATCTGTGGCTGGTGCAGTTATCAGTAGTGGTGATTTATCTGTTAATGTGCCTTGGCAAATCACAGAGTATGCCTGGTGGTGGTTCATTTCTAAAATAGAAATGTCTTTCATGATACCGCGTATCACCACGTCTTTACCAGAGCCAGGTACACCAACAACAAATATAGCTTTAGATTTGCCTATATCGCCGAAGTCTTCTGAGATAGTGTTTAATAATTCTTTGAAATTTTTCATTATTTTTATGATTATCTATTCAACATAGTAGTATTTATAATATTATAATTATCAACTAATCCAGCATGATCTGGCCATTTAATGCCATGATCATTTCGCAGTGAAGCATATCGTGCTCTATTAGTTTGGTTGGATCGATATTCAGCATATGTGAATGTTCTGTATCTAATCCAAGTTCAAATTTACCGAAGTTCTTGATTATTACCTTGCTATAATCTTCTACTAAAGATAAGCACCACGAGTATAATCTTGTCTCTAATATATGGGGTGATCCATATCCTTGTTGGATATCCTCGCTCATCCAAGAGTTTACACGTTTCTTGAATACGTATTTACCATGAATATCGTGATCAGCTATATCAAACTCATCTTGTAGTTTACATCGCCCACCAATCTTAAACATCCGACCTTCCATAGATTTGAACTCGTATATGGAGTTTAGATGTTCTATTGCCTTTAGTAGTAAGTAATTTTCGCCATGACTCTTTAGTCCGTGATGGTTAAAGTATCTGCAATTTTCATCATCACTAAAATCCAGCATGATGTGTGTTTTGGATCGAATGACTTCCTGTTCTATTAGAGTTAATGGATAAGCAGAGCTGTCAGAGAATACTATTAATGCCTTTGGGTCTTTTCGTGCAATAGAATCAAATGTTTCTAGTGTTTGCTTGTATCTATCATCTGCATTAATAACTCCGAATAATGGTTTCATACACGAAGTAACTATAAATATATTCATTTCAGGGTGTTCTCATACTGTGATCTTGGCCAATTATATTGAATTGGTGTTCCTTGTGGTGGCTGTACTGGGCAGCTAATGATATTATAGAAATCGTGGTAGTATGATGTACCTATCCACATTTCTGGTTTATTTCTATTAGAATCCCATGTATTTAGTGGTGTGTATTTCATCAACATTTCCCACCAATCATTTGTCTTTATATCAGGCAGTTTTCTGATGTAAGATGATTTGGTCCACCAAAACGTACCTGAATAATGTGGCATTGGCCACATACACAGATTAACCCCAGCACATGAGTGGTCTTGTAGTTTCTCGATACAAGTTTCCCACTTCTCTATACAACCCCATTCTAAGAACTTTCTCCACAGATAATAGTTGACGAATGGTTGATAGATCTTTTCTTGTCTCATTCTCCAAGGAGCGGTAATACCCTTGCAATGGAAATACAAGAAATATGCGTCTTCACGTTTAGCATGTTCTTGGAGTTCGTACATAGTTTCTGTTTCATCAAAAACTTCAGAATCTCCGTCATACGTTACTGTTTGCACATGTTGCAGTGACAAGTTTTCTACTTTGTTCTCATCGGTAACAATCTTCTTGATTATTTCAATCTTATCGAATGTATTACAGATCCCACTAAACATATCGACTTGTTCTGCCTTACCGATACAAACAACATATATCTTTTCCAGTTCCTCGTATAATCCATGATTAATGACTTCGTGTATTTGATCAAGGAACACATTATACCAGCAGCCGGTCTCATCGGTTAGATATACATGATAGTACGCATATTTCTTCATAATATTATTTCGGGTAGTAGTTCTTGTATAAATGCACTATTGGATATTTATCAGCGTCAACTATACTAAGATCAAAGTTTTTGTTCAGTGGTTTGATCTCGTATATACCATTATTAACAGTATATGGTTTTCCGCACAGAAAGTAAACTATAGTCATGAAACAATCATACCAACCGAATGTGGGGTAGTGTTCTTGTATCTGATCAAACACCTGTTCAAAGATTTCCACGATCTGAAGATAGTTATTAACAAATGTGTCTATCTTATATATTGTACCGCCGCCAGCACCATAGTATCTAGTTAGTGGTTCTATTCCAGAAACCTGTTTGCACAAATCAAATACAAAATCTGGCACATAGTTGGTTGGTGTATTATGTGCAAATATTTCACAATCATCGGGTATGGTGATTTTACCAATAATAGCGACATCGTCCTCTGCACACATGATATGTGTACCTTTTGCTAGTAGACAAGCAACATAGAACCGTTGCATCCAATTTAGTGCTTTATCTTTCCTGTATCCATGTGGCATTTCTGGATATCCAAGATTCTCTGTATAATACTGGAACTGACAATCATACTCTTTTGCGGCAGAGTAATAATCAGGACCAGCATCAGAACTTATGATAATAGAACTATCCGGATAAAACTTCCGGATGTTCTTTATACATTCGACAGAGGCATCCTCAAAGAAACCTGGTATGTAGAATGATAGTTCGCTCATCGTTTGATAAGATACCATGCATCATTAGATACCAATTTAAGATCAGACACATCATAGCTGTTTGCTTGAAGGAATTCGCCTAGTGCTTTATTAACACCAACTAGGCTGTAATCATGACCAGAGAACATACCACCAGACTTAACTTTTGGATAAAAATTCAGCATATCTTCAGATGCTCTTTCGTATGAATGGTCACCATCAATAAACACGAAGTCTAATTCATCATCGGCAATTTTAGAGACTGCTTCATTTGAAATCATTTCCAAGAAAGTTACTTTACTTGCTTGTGTGATTTTAGTAAGGTTGTTCATTGCAATAGCTTTACATTCGTTGATGCGTTGCTCTGAAATAGCACCACACCAATCCATATATGCTAGATAAGGATCAATTGCATACATGGTTGAAATGTTATCACAATGTTCTAGCATTTGGCACAAATTTGTACCTTCACATACACCAAGTTCACATCCTACGATGTTATCACCAAGTGATTTGATTGCTTCTAATAAACCGTTGCTAGATTCTGCTGAGTTGTTAAATATCATATAGTTTCCTTATGTGTTGATTGTAAAGTAATCGTTTTCGTTATGTTGGTTATATTTCTGTTCTATGAACTTCTTCCATTCAGGCACTCTATCGTATTGATGAACAATACAGAAAGGTTCGCCCCAATATGTTTTAACCACACCATCTTCAAAGAGGGGTTCTGCTTCTGTAAGAAATGGTCTAAACCCTTCAATCTTGCTGGGGTCAGCAGTAGTTCCTGCTTGACATGCCCATGATTGCCATTGTTCAGCAAAGAATGTTCTAGATTTATAAGGTTCAGTTTGCAGCAATACATTATAAACAGCCTGGTCTACTATTGGGATCGGTCTATTGATAGCATTGGTGAAAATATTGAACATCAAATCTTTAACATATTCAGACGCACCACCAATTGTACCAACATTATAAATGATATTATCCTTGAATAATTCATGAACATATGGACCATAGGTTTCTAGTAGGTTTTGATTACCCCAAGATTCATCTTTGTATCTAATAGATTCTGAACCAGCAACTAGTCTATGAGGAGGTAGACCTCCACTCAACCAATCTACAGGATTTGTTTGGAAATATACATCTTTGACATCGGTGGTGATGACATATTCGTAGTCTTGCCATGTATCTTTCAGATAGTCGTAGATAGACAAGAATCGAGCAACATGAATTGGTGCATCAACCTGAATCATTTCTACAATCTTGAATCCTTGTTCTAGTATCTTTGTTCGTGTTTCTTCTGATGCTTGTCCTAATACAAGAACTTTATCACCTTCAAATCCACATTCATTGATAGATTCAATCCAAGGTTTTAACTGGTTGTAGTTGTAACCAGTTGCGGCACCAATAATTAAACTTTGTTTAGCCACGGGAATTCTCCATTATATTTGTCGTTCATAAAGTTGTTGCCCTGATCAAAGAATTCTTTGGATACAGAACCATCATTTCCAGCTAATCTATATGCAACTGTATGTACACCAGTGCCTATGTACTTTGGGTAGTTTGTCATTAGCACATCACGATATACCCTATCTTGTCCCCACCCACCGTGCCATACACTGGCAACATGAGCGGCAACATTTGTACGTATACAGTAGCAATTGGTATCTATGTGTTTGTATCCAGCACACGAATCCCAGTTACCGAGAGATTCACAATTATCATCACATATATAAGTACCATCTTTATCGAATATTCTTCTTAGTGAATATGTCCAATCTAGATTATTTTCTTCTATGGTATCTATACAAGATTTTACATGATTAATTTCAAACCAATTATCCTGATCTAAGAACAATACATATTCAGTATTAACCAAGTGACTGAATGCTGCATATATTCTATGACCATAATAACCATTAGCACCAACATTATCATTAAGATAACACACTTTTAGATTTTTGTTTCCAAGGTATTCACTAACGATAGCACTAGTTTTGCCTTTAAATTGTACACCATCACACACAACAAGACATTGTGTATCTGTGCTCTGACTAAGAACAGATGTAATAGCAGTTCTTAATTCAGGAACACCTGTAGTGGGTATTATCACCGTAGCCGTCATATTTTAAAATTCCCAAAGTCTTTCTTCTGTGTTTTAGGTGCACTAGTTTGACCAGCATCTATGATATCATTTTGCGATGATTGTTCTGTATCATACAGTTTCATTTTAGCTCTATCAATACCAATGGTGAATCTCTTATGGTGTGTTAAATCGGAATATCGATTCTTTAACTGCTTTACCATAATTTGATCCATTTGCTCAAGTTCTTCAGATGAAATCAATGCAAACATCATATCGGCAGTAGCTGGCAGACCAAAACTCTCACTGACATCTTCCATACCTGGATCTGATGATCCAAAGCCACTTCTTGTTGTCTGTGTTGCTGTTACCAACGGAACATTATATTCAACTGCTAATCCTCTCAATTCCTCGGCAATTGCTTTAACATATGTGTATGAGTTTACGTTAGAACCAACCTTTAATCTTGAACTGCAACATATGTTCAGATAATCTATGAATATGATATCTGGTTCAAAATTACGTTTCAGGTTCAATTCATTCAACAATGTTCTAAAGTGTGCCGATGATGCTGATGCTGTTGGATATTCTTTGATAATAAGTTTACCAACAGTTTTAGATCTGACTCTTTCAACTTTCTTGATGTATGATTCTTCATTCAACGACATCAATTCATCCATAGTAACATTCAACAAATTAGCATCGATACGTTCGGCAATTCGTTCTTCCGCCATTTCCATTGTGATGTATAGTACATTCTTACCCTGTGCCATACAAGCAGCTGCAACATGACACATGAACAAAGATTTACCAACACCAGTCCCAGCAAGAATCACGTTAAGAGTTTTAGTGGATAATCCTCCCTTCGTGATCTTATTGAAATATTCCAGATCAAATGGTATCTTGCTTTCTTTCCTATGGTAGAACTCATATCTTGATGCGGCATCTTCAAGATAATCATGTCCAACAGAGTTATCAAATGATACAGCTAGTGCATCAGTCAATAACTTTGGAATTGTTCCTGTATCTCTTGCTTTATCTGAACCATCAAAGATAGCGACAGAATCCATTAGAGCATTGTATATAGATTTATCTTTACAAAACTCTTCGGTCTGATCAATCAACCAATCTATCTTAGAAGAATCACCACCCTCAAGATCATTGATATAGAAGTTCAGTTCAACGAAACCATCTTGTGATAGATTAAGATCATTTACAGCAATCCTAAGTGCTTCTATTGATGGTGGTGTGTTGTACTTATTAGTAAAATCAATGATTGAGGTGAATATCGCGCTTTCTTTCTTACCAACGAAATATTCAGGTTTTAAAAATGGTAATACTTTTCGCAAATATTCTTCATTATGTATTAAGTTCTTCAGTATTACTAGTTCTAGATTCATCTACGATTTCCTGTCCTGCGCTGTTGGCCATGATAGCTATTAAAATATTTCCTATAAAATCTCTGAACTCTATGCTGTCTAGATCATCGAATTTATTATATTCTACTATATCATGAGTAAATTGTAAATACATTTTACCATCTTCTTCTTCAACACCCACTTTACCGAAATTAAATACTACCCCTTGATACCCACCAGACAATAGTTTTATGTGTACAATTTCAGGATCATATTCAGGTATCAAGAATGAATAATCAATGCCTTCCTCCATCATAGCACATCCTCAATAGCTTCTAGTTCACTAGCAATATCATCATCAGAGATAATTGCACCATTAGATACCTGATAGTTTTCTTTGATCCATTGCTGGAAGCTAGTGCTTGAAATAAGAGGCATCCAGAAATCTTTAGTGTCGGTATCTTTTGCACGGTATTTCTTTTCGGAAATCTCACCTGTTTCAACATCAACCTTAGAGTACCAGCCATTAGATGGTTTAACCACATGACCAGATTCTAGTGCCATTTCAAGTAAACCAGACCATTTACTAAGACCACCATCAAATTTAACGGTAACAGGAATCTTAGACTTTTCACGTGAATGTCTAGACTTTTCTACGTTAATGATGAAGTTGTATCCAGTTAATTCAGTACCATCTTTCTCTTGTTGTCTACCAAGGATGAAAATGTTGTCGGCAGAAAGATAGATACCAGTATTATGAGTTATCACTCCATTTTCTAAAACATATTGGTGATTATCTGCTACTGTAATATCAAAAACTCTTTTTTTGCCCACTTTTTCAATGCTAGTTATTTTCATATTTTCTCTCTTTACAATTATCGTTATGCCAACGAACTATATTACCAACCGTAGAAGTTATTCCGCAATGTTCACAAGATGCTCTCTTTTGGATTGTTGCAGGATTTTTCCAAATATTTACATCATATAAATCTAAATCTAATCGATCAACCTTTAATACTTCTCCAGTATCAAAATTCTTAAGCATTATTTTATCTTTATTTGCTATCGATACAATTAACTTATGTTCTTCAGTCATTGGAAGTTTAGCAACTTTTTCTATCCAATTGGATATTTCCTCTGGACTTTTAATCCTACCCTTATTTCCAATGCCCTGCAATATCTTAGATTCATCTGTATGTTTCTTCCCATAAAAACTATTTTCTTCTCCTGATCTTCCCCTTAATTTTTTCTCTTCTTCCGATAAGATTGTCCCCTTTGTAACACCAACCCAGTTACCGTTTAAAACCTCTGGATGTAATCTAGGCAATCTAGCTATCTTACCCGTTAATAAATTTTTATATGTTGCATAATCTGGATCTGTATAGGAATTGATAGATGCAACACTTTTATTAAAATAATTAGGAGACGCAACAACATCGTTAGCAATATGACTATCTTTTTCTGCCATTAAAGCGTCATTATACACATCAAACTCGCCCAATACAAAAACTTCATAATCACACTCCGCTAATGCAGACAAATACAAATCAGACTCACTAGAACCTTCATATATTTTACCTCTTTTATCCTGTATTTTTCCATTTATAATTGAACAAT